TCACAACGCCTTTCCGGTAACATGGTCATATAGGTTGGGACCGACTAGGGACCGACGATGAACCTGCGTCAGCCGGTCCAGATCAGCCCAATACGATTCGACCGCCTCGCAAAATTCCTTGAGATATTCAGGGCGCAGGTGCGTGTAATTCCGCCCGGTGCGCCCGCCGTCCGTCGCATGGCCCGCCGCGGTATCGATCTGTGCCTGGGGCACGCCGACGCGCTGCAGCTGGGTATGGATCGTGTGGCGCAGGCTGTTCGGGCTTCCCCAAGGCTTCCCATTCTTCGTGATGCCGGCGTCGATCAGGCAGTTGGCGAACGCCTTGCGCATGGTGAACACGTCGCGGCCGGTGAGGTCGCCATCCTTGCGTGCATTCCACTGGCGAATGACCTTGCCACTGCTCGGCAGCAGTTTGGCCAGCGTCGGCACCACTGGCACGATCGCGCGCTTCTTGATGGTCTGGGCGCGGTCCGGGGCGTTGAAGTAGATCAGCCCGTCGCGGATCTGGCTCGCGTCCAGATCAAGCACCGCCTCAACGCGGGCGTGCGTCGAAAGCATGATGACGGTGAAAAGCTGGACATGAATACGATCGACGCGCGAGGCAGCGGCCTCGAGCAGCGCCGCGACCTGCTCCTTGCTGTATTCGACCTCTTTCGGTCCCGACTTGTGCTTGGCCTCGACGCGGGGGATCAGCGGCGCATAGGGGATGATCTGATTCAGCACGCCCCATTTCAGCGACCGGGACAGCGCCGCGAGCTCGCCCTGCACCGTCTCGCCGGTCACGCCCTCGGCAATCCGCATGTCGATATAGCCCTTGACCCGCTCCGGCGTGATCGCGGCGACGTTCATGCCGCCCATGCCGTCGATCCAGCGCTGTAGATGGCCAACGGCATAAGCGTATTGCTGCGCCCGTGCCTTGTGCGCGCCTTCCTTGGAGAGCCAGGTCGCCAGCACTAGCGAGACGCTTTGGCGCTGGTTGGGGTCGATGGCTTCGGGCTGGCCGTGGACGCGGAAATGCTCGGCGAGCGCTTGCTGCGCCTCGGCTGGCGCAGAACCGTCATTATAGTCGCCGACACCAGTTGACTTTCGGCGGCGGGTTCGAGCGACGGCATCGTTCCAGCAGATGGCCCATTCCTGGCGATCGGTGCGCCATGCGAGCCAGAACTCGCCGAGCCGGTATTGCTTTGCTCGCTTTGCCATGTCGTCGATACTTCCTTCGCTTCCAGTTCAGCCAGCATGGCATAGAGCGGGCTCTGAATGATGGCCAAGACCTGTTCGCGGTCGAGGTGCAGGCGTTCGCCGTTCCGCCATGACCGCCGCAGCTTGGTCATGATGTCGGTGAACGGCGTGTCAGCCTGAGTAAAGCGCGCTGGTGCGGTCATCGCTTCGCCCTCCACAAGATCGGCTTCTGATCCGCTGCGATCCGATGCTTCCCGCGCGCCAGCGGATGCTTGGGCGCACCGCTACTCGTCACGCCCCAGCACCACAGGTCCGGCCACGGCGCTTCATTGGTCTGGATTTCCTCGACGACATGCTCGATCCAGTCTTGGTCCCAAGCGATAGCACCCCAGCAGACGAACACCTGATGCGCGGCCTTTGCCTTTTCGGTCAGAGCCGTCAGATTGCTGAAATGCAGCATGTCGCGGGCGAACCAATCACCGCCTTGAATGCCATCAACGATCGCGCGGCACTCGACCGGGCTTGGCGTGCAGAACGGATAGAGGTTCATCGCGTCATAGCCACCAAAGCCGAACGCCTGAAACCAGCGGTTCCACCAGCGCGAGGTCGGATCGTCCTTGTTGGCGTCTGCCGTGCTGGGATTGCAGCCGATCACCAATGCGCGCGGGCCCGGCCCCCAATCACGGGAAAGCCGGATGCGGACGTTCTCGGCAGCGAAATAGGCCGAGCGGCGCATGACTGGCGCACCGAACAGGTCAAGCGCTTCGGTCACCTCGGCCACTCCCGCACCCGCAGCCCCTCGGGGAACTGCTCGATATCCTTGATCGCCTTCGGCCCGCCGCTGGACAGCTGCTTGACGAATACCGGAACGCTGGCTGCCTGGCACTGATCGACGATCGCCTGCGCCCATTCGCTGGCCATGGGCCGCGCGCCGGGGCCGCTTTCGCCGCCGACGATGACCCAATCGATCTTGGGGCAATCGACTGAAAGCCCCCCGCATTCGGCTATGCCGTTCAAGGGATCGCAACGCAGCAGCGGCCTGTCCACCACTGGCAAGCTAGACAAATCCACCGGCCCCAGCAGCGGCTCCATGCTCAACCCGACCCACGGGATGCCCAGCTTCTTCTTGAGCTCGAGCAGGCGCGGGATATCGCGGTCGGCCTCGTCCTGATTGACGACGCTGATGATCAGTCCGGCGTGCTGCGGCCAGCGTGCTGCCCACGGGTGGTCAGCGAATGCGGCCAGACGCTTCTCGATCACCGTCAGGCGCTTCGTGACGATCTGGATATCGAGATCGCGCGACGCGTGGATCGCTCCCCAGGCCGTCGCCAGCCACTCGATAGGCACCTCGTTGTCGAACAGGTCGGACATGCTCTGCATGAACACCCGGCGCTTGCGGCCATTGCTGTCGTAGAACGCTGTCGCGCTGCTGTTGAGCTTCGTCAGGGCAGGCAGCGCGCCCTTGATCCAGCGCCGTTCCGCGCCGACACCCCAAAGCTCGCCACCAAAGCGCTTCGACCAGCTTTCAGCATAGCAGTGGTCACAGCCCGGTCCGACCTTGGTGCAGCCCCACCAAAATGAGACGGTTGCATCGGTCCACTCAATGGTTGTTTGTTCAGGCATGTGACGATTTCCTTTCCCGGCGAAGTCGCCACCATTCAGCGTTCCTGACTGCACTTTCGCGGTCGCGGCGACACTGCCGGCATTCGCGCGTGCCGTTTTTCCGCAGCTTGGTGTTTTCAGGGGTGAAGGCATGACCGCGACTGCATTCGGTCTGTTTCGCCTTGAGATTATCGCGCATGACGTGGCATCGCTTGCAGACTACCTGGACATCAAGATGATGCGCTAGGTCATACCCTTCATGATGATCGTACTCGTGCCGGTTGCCGGTCCCATCGAAAACGTGGCCGAAATCTGTGCACGGCAGCGTTGATGGCGGCGGGATTTTGCCGCGCTTGATCTCAAGATTGACAGCATAACGAGCAGCGACTTTCTGCGCGTCGGTCCACTCGATCGCCGATTGCTCAGCCACGCGCCTTCTCCTCCAAATAAAGCCCCGCCCGCACATGATCGGCGGCCATCCGAAAAGCGCGGGCGAAGTGCCGGTTCTGCGTCCACAGATGGCTGTCCTCGGGTATGTCTCTGAGGCTCGAGTTCCTCTCAGCCGCAAGCCGGTCCAGCCCCTCGGCTATCTCGCGCTCGATCTGCGCGCGGGTGGGGGTGTCGGTCATGGCTTCCAGCACTCCTCGACGGGGTTGGGGTGATATTCCTTTGAATAGCAAAGCCGTGCGCAATCAGTGGCGTCCCGGTAGGCACCGCAGTCGCGGCACATCTGCTTGTCAGTCTCATCCAGCGCCCGGATGTCGTCATGCCGAACGCTGGTGAACTCGGGGCTTTTCAGAATATCGGCTGGCTTTACATCGTAAGCCTCGCCATCCTGATCGACGCGGATAGAGAACCGACGATTGCCGGGCTTCTCGCGCATGATGGTGCCGACGAATGTAGCGGTGTTGCCCTCGGGAATGCCGTATTCGCCGGATTCGTTGTCATAATACCGCCAGTCGAACTCGACCCGCTGCCCGCGCCGGAACTTGGCCTGCCGATCAGGGCAGTTGAACTTGGCGGACGTGATGCCGGTGCCCTTGAGGGCCTTGCGCATGGTGGCCCGGCGCTCGCAGGTCGCCTTGTCCGCCGCGCAGTTGAAGCAGGGTGCGAAATAGGTCATGCGGGGCCTCCTGCCGCGCGGGTGGCTGGCGGGGTGTCAGTCGTCATAATCATGATCCGGGTAATCCGGCTCCCATGTCTCGGGGTCTTCGATGACCTCTTGCTCGAACCGCTCTCGCTCGGCGTCGGTAAGCTCGACCTCGGGCGCATCGGGATTGTTCGCGTCGGCCAGCAGCCAAGCGCCGGTCACGGTCACCTCGGGCGGTTCGCCGGGGTCGTAATGCTCGGGCGGGCCGAACATGCCGGACGGCTCGCTGCCGCCGCGCACCTCGTAATCGACCTCAAGCTCGGTTTCGCGGTCATCGCGGACGAAGGTTCGGGCGCGGCTAGGCATCACCAGCTCTCCGAACAATGACCAGCGTGGTCAGCATCGCCGACCGCCTGGCACACACCGCAGACCCGCTTGGTCCGCCGGTCCGCCTCACGCTGCTTGAGCATTTCGACAACTGCCCGAGCGCCGACGCGCCCCGTCCAGTCCATGTCGAGGCTGTCATCAATCGCCTCAGCGATCAGATCCTCGAGTTCGTCCCAATCAGTCATGGGCCACATACCTCCATTCCCGCGCTTCCCTGACATCATCGAGCAGATCGAAGCGCGCTTCATTCGCCTTGATGGCAAGCTCATTGCGCAGAGCGTCGAGCTCGTCGGCCAATGCGGCAATCTCGGCCCGCTTGCGCTCGGCCAGATCGCTGACCAGCTTGTCGGTCACCGCATCCACAGCGGCGCGGTGAAGGTCGCGGTTGGCAATTTCTTTCAGCGAGTAGCCGTCCCAGTGTTTGTGGCCGACGATGGCGGTGGAGAGTTCCTTGCGCGCGTTTGCTGGCGCGGCCATCGCCGCCGTAATCTGCTGGCGGACATAACAGATGCGATTCACGATGGCTTCGACGTGCTTCATGGCCGCCCCTCCCCATAATACCCAAACCCCCGCGACACGCGCCGGTAGGGCTCCAGCCAGATCCAAGTCCCGTTGCTCATCCGCTTGGGAAGCCATGCGAAACGGTCGGTCTTGGCCTTCGGTTTGAAAAATCGGATTCGCATCACTTCCTCCAAGGCTCTCGAGACCCGTCCTCGCGCACGATCGACCAGTCGCCATGCTCAAGACGGGTGCGCCCGGTGTTCTGCACGATCATGCCGGGGCGCACGGGTTGCGGGGTGAAGCGCGGCAGGGGCGCGCGTTTGGCGGGGGCGGTCATTCTGCCCACCCGTTGCGCTTGCAGAGTCTGTCCAGGCGCTGCTCCATGGACTGCAGGCTCTTGGCGATGCTGGCCGTCATCTGCCCCGCCTCGGCGCGCAGCTTGTCGAGCGCGCTGCGAAACTCAGCAACATCGTTCGGCACCGCCAGCGGGCCGAAATACTGCTCGCGGGTTTCTCTGACATGCTGTTCGCTGCAGCCGATTTCCGCAGCAAGCCGGGTATCGGAATAGCCGTCCTTGTACTGCTTTCCGGCCTCGTCGTAATAGTCCTCGAGCGCCATCATCAGCATGCGATGGGCCTTTCTGGCGGCATCCGACGGCTTTGCCGGGGTTTCGATCTTCTCCATATGTTGCTTCCCTGTCTGGCATGGGCGCTCGGATTTGCGGCGGTGTTCTGGGCAGGTGAGACTGTGGCCGAGCGTCCAGCCTTCATTCAGCAGCTTCTTGGCGATCGCGTCTGGGTTCTGGCCTGGCTTGACGAACACATCGACGATGTGAGCGTCTTTGCCTTTGCCGCAGGGCAGGTGCAGGGTCTGGCCGACACGCGCGGTCGAGAAGCTGACCTCGCCGCCGATGCCAAGTCTTCTGGCAACCGCTTGGGGCCAGCTTCCTGTCATGCCGCCATCCAATCGACCGGGCGACCGACCGGACGGCCATAGCGGGCACGGCTGGCCCGGTCGCATTCCTCGATGTGCCGCATGCGCGCCTCGAGGGCTTCGTTGCGGCGGCGCGCGATCTCGTCCTGGGTGAGGCTGACCTCAACATACTGGACGTTGCGCGAGTAGCGCGTGGCCTCAATCCCGTCGGGGTTCTGCTCCATCGCCCGGTCCAGGCGCTGCGCGGTGTAAGCCATGATCGACTTGCCGCGCAGGATGGACGGACGAATGGCGATATCGACACCGGCCTTGTTGCAGAGCCGGTTCAGTGGGGTGTTGGTGCGGGTCGCCCAATCTTCCCACCGAGCAAGGCATCTTCTGGCCTCCTCGTTGGTCAGATTCGAGAGTTTCTGGGCCATTGTAGGTTCTCCTGTTGGGTTGGCTCCCCGCCGACTGACGGGGAGCGAGGGGGGATTAGACTTGGTCGAGGCGGCTCGCGGGCAGGCCAATGCGCTCGGCGGTTGCGAAGAGCACGTCGATGATGCCGTGCAGATCGCCCAACGCGCCGCTGTAGGGGGTGCAGGTGGGCGGCCCATCTTCGCGCAGCGGGAATGGGCCAGAAATACGGCTGACCTGATCTTCAAGGTGGTTCTGGATTTCGACCAGCAGGCTGTTGAGCCGTGCGAGACGTTCCCTGGCGTCCACGATACCGCTGGTGACGCTGGTGCTGCTGATCGTGTCACTGACCACGCGCCCCTGCGCGAGCTGCGATCTCGCCTCGTTCATGGTTCCGTTACTCAGCATTGGTCTTTCCTTTCAGGTTGGCCGCGCTGTGCGGCTGGGGTTATTCAGCCTCGTCGGATTCCACGTCGGGGGTGACGGGCTGGTTGGTGGCGATAGCGGCGAGCAGGCCCGGCCCCTCGCCCACCAGCTTGGTGACGCTCTCCTGATAGCGCTGGCGATCTTCCTCGATGTCCTCGGCGGACTGGCCAGCGATCTCGACCGTGCCACCCTGCCGCCCGAGCTCGACGCCATCGCGGGCGTCGGCTTCGGCGACGGTGAACATGGTGCCCACGACATGGTTGATGGCGCTGATCGGGCGCTTGGCCTCGACCAGGCGCAGCTGGCCGGTTTCGGTGTTCTTGACGGCATAGATGGGCATTGTGGGTGGTGTTCCTTATGCGTTGGCGGGCTTGGTGAAGCTCCGCATGGCTTCGGCGATCTGCGTCTCGAGCGCGGCGGCCTTGTCATCGTCGAAGGTGACGCAGTGCCGGATGAACTCGTCCTTGGCGGTCTTCACCTGCTTGAGGGTCTTGGCTTCCAGAATGGCGGTCTGGATGTCGCGGAACTTGGCAACCCAGGCGGGCTCCTGCTCCTCCTCGGCGGCATCACCTTCACCCTGGTCCTCGCCGTGCATGGTCTGGGCGTCGAGCTGGCGCGCGATCTGTTCCTCGTCGATGATCTCGCCGGTGTCGGCGTCGATGGTTTCGCCGGTGGATGCCTGTGCTTCACGCCGCTGCTCGAGAAGCTGGTCGTTGCTCGGCATGATGTTGGCCCGGCGCATGTCCTGCGGCTCAATGTCGCCACCGAGATAGACGGTCACATCTTCCTCGGCATCGCCGATGCCCGAGAAGCCAAAGGCAACGCGCGCGCACTGAATGGTCGCGCGGTGCCGCAGCATCCGGCTGGGGCTCTTGCGCCACGGGTCCGTCTCGCGCTTGCACTCTTCAAGGTACTCGGTGACCTTGATCGGGCGCGAGCGGTCCTTGCGCCAGATGGTGGCTTCGATCGCCATGAGCTTGCCGCCGCCATCGGGAATGTAGCTGTACTCGATCCCGTCAAACTGCGGGTGCGCGTTCATCAGCTTGAGCCAGCCATCGATCGACACCATCGGCACGATCCCGCCGCCCTTCTGCGGGAAGGCGTAGATTTCCTTGAGAAGCGGGTTCAGCTGGTACTCGTTGCTGACCACGATCAGCGCCGCGAACTCGTCGTCGTTGCGGCAGGCACTGAACACGGTGGCCTTGAGCGTTGCGACCAGCTGCTTCTGGCTGATCTGCAGGCGCTGGGCGATGGATTCCAGCGCCGTGGCCTGACGGACCTGCTGCGCCACATTGTGCTGGTGATCGAGCGCGACCTGGGTGTTGGCCTGCGCGGTGGTGAGTTGTCCATTCATAATGCTTCGTTCCTTTGGCTGGATTCTTGTTCGGCAAGGCGGGCATAAAGCTCGTCGTGGCGCTTCTTCCGCGCCTCGGTTTCGGTAACCGAACCGAGTTCGCTCAACTCGTCGTCGATGATGGCTTCGACTAATTCGCGACGGGCGGGCGAGAGCATGCTGACCTGTGCGAACAGCCCGCGCAGCCGGAAGATCCGGAAGTTGCGGTTCCGCGCTGCGATTTGGGCCGTCGTGGGCCTGCGATACTCCCGCTTGGCCATGTTAGCGGTTGCTGGCCTTGAGCGCCTGGAAGATGCGGACGCCCTCGATCTCGCGGACGCCGCCGCGCACCATGCTCTTGATCGCCTTCTCGATGGCCTCGCGGACCTTCTCGTTCTTGGACACGGCGATATAGGCCACGTCGAAATCGAGGATTTCAGCCTCCCAGACCTTCTGGCCCGAAACGGTGGCGCCGAAATCGCTCTTGATCGGCTCTGCGGGTTCGACGCGCGCGGCGGGCATGACCGGCAGCGGCTCGGGTTCAGGCTCTGGCATCGCCGCACCTTCGGCAGCGGCGGCGGCACGTTCGGCTTCGGCCTTGCGCTCGGCCTCCTCGCGCTCGCGCGCTTCCTGCTCGGCAATCGCCTGCAATCGGCGGCGCTCGGCGGTCTGGCGCGCCTCTTCCTCGCGCAGGAACTGCGTTTGTTTGCCCTCGACCGTGCGCTTGGCCTTGTCGAGCCGGGCTTCCAGCCCCTTCTTGCATTCGTCCACGGCGCGCCCGGCGGCGAGATAGGGTGCCTTGACCACAGTGTGCGTGTCGCTGACCAGCCCGATCATGGCGCGGATCTGCTTGACCAGGTCGCCAGCCTTGCCGGCGGTTTCCTGATCGACCACGGCGCAGCGATCAGCGGCCCCTTCGAGATCGTCGAGGCGCTGCTGATAGTCGGGCTTCTTCTCGAGCATGCGTTCGCGGAAAGCCTGACGCGCTTCCTCGTCGAGCGGCGGCTTGTTGTCGCCGATCACGGCACGCGGGTTGGCAAGGTTGCTGCCGGGCATGGGCTTCACGCCATCGAACAGGGGTGCGGCAATCTGGGTCATGGGTTTCTCCTTCAAAACGGGGTGGGTTCGGACAGCGCGGAAATGTCCTTGTTGCGGGGATCCGCGTAGGCGCTGTCGGGGTTGCGTTCCTTCGCCCACTGGGTCTTGGCGCAGTGCAGGCGATAGCGTTCGAGCGCCACCGGCTTGGCGGCGCATTTCGGCCAGACGCGGTCGAAGTCGATCGGCAGGCCATTGACCTCAGCCTGCCAGCGGTAGGAGCGGTCAAGCTCTTCTCCGGTGACCGGATCGGCGGGCGGGCCGTGCCAGATGCGTATGCCGGCCACGACGCCATTGGCGCGCACCTTGCCCTCGTAAAAGCCCGCGACCGGCTCGGCGACGTCGACGCCCTCGAACTGGCGGGTGGCGCGCTGCTCGCCGTAGATGGTGTTGTGTCGGGTCATGCTGCACCGCCTTTCGCCTTGGCGGCCTTGGCATCGCGGATCAGCTCGTTGAGGATATCGGCGGCCTCTTCCGCCTGAAATTCAGGGTCAAGCTCGTTCATGCGCGCCAGCCGATCGCGGAAATCGTGCAATTCCGCCTCATCCTCAACCGCCATTTCCCCATCGTGAAATGACGTGTCGAGCGCGGGGCTCGAATAGTTGCTGTAGGGACGCCCGGTATCGGGATCGATGTCCATGGGGTCGATGTCATCGTAGCGCACGGTCACCTCCTAAATCCGAAGGCCTGCGCCAAAGTCGAAATCGACCGGCGGACGATAATCGTAATCCCTGTGGTCAGGGCACCACGTTTCAAACTTACCGTGGTCGTAGCGATCCATCAGGTAACCCGGCGAGATTGCGGGGCCGCGAGCGATGGACGCTTCGGTGCGGCGGATCCATCCATGCACCATGCGGCTGTGGTCCTTGAACAACAGCCAGCCGTCGGAAAGCTGCCACCAGTAAATCTGCTGGCCATTGGCGGTGTAGAGCCGCCCGGTGTTGAAGCCGCCCTCGGCGATCACTCGCGCGGCGGTTTTGGTGTCTTCCATGTCAAACCAACCTTTCTATCAACGATCTGAATGTGTCCGCGTCCATTTCGCGGTAGCTGCTGTGGTTCAGCGTCACGCGCTCGCCATCGGGGCCGACGGCCTCGTGGATGATCTGCGTGTGGGTGTCGGGGTCGAAATACGGCTCGGGCATGTAGCGCCAGCCGTCATGCTCCATGGGGCACTCGGCAGCATCCTGCGCCGCGCGCTGGTAGCTTGCGCTGTTGATCACAGGAACACCGGGAGCCAGTACGGCGCGGTCAGGATGATCGCGCCAGTGATCGAGAGCGACACGAAGATGAACCTCGCATCGTCGATCATGTCAGCGGTTGGCAGCGCGCCTCGTTCGCTCAGGCGCGCTGCTGGGGGGATATGACCGGCTTGGGGGGTGGGGTCAGGCGAACGACGGCCAAGGGCGCATCGGAACGGCCTGGTATTCTTCTTATCAGAAGCGGTAATGATCGGCCGTTCCACGACAATCTCCTCTGCATCTGCAGCAGGGATTATCCTAAAACGACAACACGGTCAACCCATCCGTTTGACCATTACGATATTTTTCAGTCCATGCGGGCTCCGACATAGACCACGCGGCCTATGATAATGATCGGTTCCTCGCCGAACACCAGGTCTTTGTGCGCCGGGTTCGTAGAGCATGGGACGAGACGCGGCGGCCCGTCGCAATAACGCTTGACGGTCGCCTCTCCTGCCCCGTTCATCGCGGCATATACCTTGTTATGCACCAGCGCGCGGTTGTCGGGATCCACGACCACGATTCCGCCATCGGGGATAAGCTTGTCCATGCTGTCGCCATCCGCCTCGAGCGCGAACAGGCGCTTGCCTGCAAACCCGTCGGGAATGGGCGTATATTCGGCAGTCTGTTCGACGGCCTCCTGCCAGTTGCCCGCGCTGATACGCCCGATCTTGGGCACGAAGGCGATTCCGGCCATGGGCCGATCAATGATCTCGTGCGGCTGGACGCCCAGCACATCGGCGATCTGCTCGATATAGTCGAGCGAGAGGGCCATCTTCTGCGTTTCGAGCTTGGCGATCGTGGCCAGGGTGACCGGCTCGCGCAAGGCAGCGCCCAGTTCTTCCATGGTCATGCCACGCTGCTGGCGCAGCTGGCGAATGCGGTTCGGTGCGTAAACTCGGGCCATTTCGGACATATACGGACAGCGCCCTTATATGTCTTATCACCATACGACAATCTTTCTGTTGCCCGGACTATCGCATTCGGATAGTTAATCGCGCCATGCAGATGAACGCTTGGAGACGGCTCCGCAACAAGAGCCTTTGGGATGTCGTCCACATGATGGGCGGCCACGTCGCAAACGCATCCATGGTGAGCAAGCACGAGAGAGGGGTGCACTTCCCCAGACCGGCTGTCATCGACCGCTACAGAGAAATCACCGAGGGCGCGGTGACCGAGGCCGACTGGCTTCAACTTGCGCGCGAACGCGCCGCCCAAACCCCCACCACCAGCGAAGAGAAGGAGCAGGCCTGTCATGGCTGACGAAGAGAGACACGACCCTCGCACCGGCGAGATTATCGAAACCCGCGCTGCCGATGGCGGCCAGCGCTATCCCAGCGTTGTCACGCTGACCGACCTTATCCTGATGCTGCGCGACGGGCGCTTCAATCAGGAGGTGGCCGACGACATTGCCGAGTTCAGCGAGAAGCTGGAAACGATCGGCTGCGAGCTCGAGCGCAAGGTCAAGGGCCAGATCACCCTCAAGATCGACGTCGAGCGCGATCACGACGGTGTCTATTTCCTGACGCCCCAGCTGACCACCAAGACCCCCACCGTCAAGCATGGTCGCACCATCGCCTGGGTCACCGCCGACAACCGGCTGACCCCCAACAAACCCCACCAGGGCAACCTGTTCGGCACCATCCGCGACGTGAGCGCGGATCGCACCGTTCGCACTGTCTGACCCAGACGCCCCTCCAACAGCACAGATAAGGATTTCTTTATGTCCGACGAAACCACCGAGAACGGCGCTGCACCGGAACTGCAAGCTGCCGCGCCGAGCGCCTATCACAACTCGACGTACAACACCACCAACGCGCATCACGACTTTATCGCTGACCGCACTGGCGAACTGCTGGAAGCCGCGATCGATACTGCTGAAAAACACCTGCGCCCGCAGATCGCCAGTTTCGAAGATCCACTCACCGGCACCCGCGCTCTGGCTCTCATTTGCCAGAACGGGCTTCACCAGATCGACCGTAAGTCGATCTTCGGCCCCTTCGCCACCAAGCCGGACCGTCGCAGCGGCACGAGCCATCACACTCGCCTGCCCAGCTTCATCGCGCATGTGAACCGCTTCAAGACCGGGGACAGTGCAGTGTTCGCCCGGGACGACATGACCTCGCCCCGGATCACCGCGGTGCTGGACTATCACGAGCCGGTCAACTTCACCGACGAGGACGGCAACACTTCGCTCGACCTCGCCACCGACCCGGCCTTTTGCGTGCACCGCAGCGTCTACGATTTCCCGCTCTCACCCGAATGGAAATCGTGGATGGGCACGAACGGCAAGCAGATGACGCAGGCCGATTTCGCCGCGTTCCTCGAAGACCATATCGGCGATATCGACCTAGCCTCGGTCGACGATCTGTCCGAGGCGGCGCGCGCGTTCGTCAGCAAAGTCGCCGGCGAAATGGCCACGCCCACCAAGCTGATCGAGCTTTCGCGCGGCCTGTCGGTCTACGAAAACTCGGTGGTGCGCGAGGCCCGCAACCTCTCGACCGGCGAGGGTGAGATCGTGTTCCAGTCCGAGCATGTCGATGCCGACGGCAAGCCGCTGGTCGTGCCCAACTATTTCGTCATCTGCATCCCGATCCTGCAGCAGGGCGATTTCTACCGCCTGGTCGCGCGCCTGCGCTATCGCAAGTCGGCTGGTGGCCTTGCCTTCTGGTACGAGCTGTGGCGCCCTGACCTGTCGTTCACCGATGCGTTCAACGAGGCCTGCGGCAAGGTGGTGACGGAAACCGGCCTGCCGCTGTTCTTCGGTTCGCCCGAAGCCTGATGGTCAAGGCGGCCATCCTCCGCCTGATGTCCTACCGGTCCCTGTCGCGCTCCGTGCGGCTGGGGCCGGAGGATATAATATCTCTCGACTTTGCCACCCGACTGCGCGCCGCCTCGATCGAGGGCAGGCTTGATGCGGTCTGGTTCCACGTCGCCAATGAACTCGCCCACGGGCACAAGACCGGCGTAGCCGCGGCGATAGCCCGCGCGCTCGGCATGCACCGTGGCGTCGGCGATTACATCTTCCTTCACGCCACTGGCGCGCTCGTCCTCGAGGCGAAAAGCAAGATCGGCAGGCTGCACGACGGCCAGGTCGATTTCCGCGACTGGTGCACCGCCAATGGCGTCCCCTTCCACATCATCCGCAGCGCCGACGAAGGCGAGGCGATCCTCAGACAGAAAGGTTTGTTGAGATGAGCAAATGCCCCCCGTGCGTCACCTGTGATTGGTGGGTGAAGCAGGACCGCCTGTTCAAGAACATGCACGGTCAGCACGTCGTGTCTGGCCAGTGCCGCGCCAGATCCCCGGTCGTTACCGTTGTTGACGACAAGATCGTTTCCCGCTGGCCGCTGACCCAGGACGTGGAGTTTTGCGGCGATCACAGCGACCTCAAGCCGGTCGAAGGCGATTTGGTGTTCTGATGGCCGACCTGTTCGGGACAGAGCCGCAGCTCGCGCCCGACGAACCGGTTGGGCTGGGCAGAATGATTGCGGGTGGCGGGCCGAAAGCCAAGCGCCGCGCCAACGACTTCTACCCCACCCCTCCGGACGTCACGCGAGCCCTGCTGCGCAAAGAGCATCACTGCATCTGGGCAAAGGCGCGCGATCTCCCTGTCTGGGAGCCATGCGGGCGTGGTGGCGCGATTCTGCGCGAGCTGCAAGCGCATGGTTTCGACACGGTCGGCACGGATATCGTGGCGGATCCCGACAACCATGTCGCGCCGCTCGATCTGCTGCAGGCCAAGAGACGCAAAGGCGCAGCGGTGGTGACCAACCCACCGTTCGCGCTCGCCGAACCCATGATCATCCACCTGTGGGACCGCCTCAAGGTCGATTACATGGCGCTGCTGCTCAAGGCGACATATTGGAACGCCGGAGAACGTGCCGAGCTTTTCCGGCGGCACAGGCCCGCGCGCATCTATGCTGTGGCCTGGCGGCCTGATTTCACCGGTGGCGGCAATCCGACCATGGATGTCTGCTGGTATGTCTGGCAGCGCCAGTGGCCGCTCGGGACGCAATTCAGTGTGTTGGAGCGCCACGAGCGCGCACCGGAGCTTGGCGGCATCTGATGTCTCCGTTTGGCTTCATCATCCTGCATCGCGCGGCATTCGAGCACCCTCTTTTGAAAGATGGAGATCGCTTTCGCGCATTTCTCTGGATGTGCGCCAGTGCCTGCTGGAAGCCGACGCGGTTCGACCTTGGCGGCAAGACCGTCACGCTTGAGCGCGGACAATTGTGCGTCTCGAGATCGCAGCTGGCGAAGGAATGGGGCTGGTCTGAATCGGCCGTTGAGCGGTTTTTGACCCGATTAAAAACCGAACAGATGATCGAACGGGAAACCGGACAGGGCAAAAGCATAATAACTATCTGTAATTACGAGAAATATCAGGACATTTCGGACCAAGCCGGACAGCAAACCGGACAGCAAACCGGACAGCGATCGGACAGCCACCGGACAGCAAAAGAACCATATAACCATTTAACCAAAGAGAAAGAGGGGGAAAGCCCCCCTCCCGACACCCCCAAAATCAACGAGGTCGATGCCCTCGTCGCGACCTGGAACGAGATTTGCGACATTGCCAATCTGCGGCGCTGCGTCTCCGTCGACGACACCCGCCGCCGCAAGGCGGCTCTCCGCATCAAGGAACTCGGGCTTGAGGAAATGCAGGAGTGCTGCGCCCGCGCAGGCCTCTCCAAATTCCTCACCGGGCACAACGATCGAAACTACCGCGCCGGGATCGAGGTGATCCTCGAGCCTTCCAAGCTGACCAAGCTGCGGGAGGGGATGTACGACGACGACGCTCCCCGCTCCCGACCGCCCCCTGAACCGCGCCAGCGCAGCGGCCTGCGGACCAACGCCCTCATCGACCAAGTCACCAAGGGACTCAGAGCATGAGCTACATGAAGAAGATCAAATCTGGCGCCAAGGACGGGGATTTCAATCCCTGCATCCACGAGCAGCCCGAAGCCGTCGCCGCGATGCACGAGCGGATGGGCCAGCCCTTCCAGGCTGTGCGCGTCCGGCTGTGGAACGGTCTCGCCCAGCGCGAGAAGCACCGCGACATGGTCCAGCGCTGGCAGAACAGCCGCCTCGCCGACGAGTATGCCCCGCCGCCCGTCCCCCGGCTTCTCCCCGATGGGGCATTCGATCGCCCCTCCCCCAACCAGTCAGGAAGGAAATGATCGTGACCCTCTTCGACTATCGCGAGCGCTATCCGAACGCGCCGGGCTTCAAGGCGCATGGCACGAGCGCCGATGCAGCTGCTTCGATGCGGAACAGCGCGCCTCGTCTGCGTCGCATGTGTCTCGAACACATCGAAAAGGCCGCCGACAAAGGTGCCACCCCCGACGAAACCGCCGCCGCGCTCGGCCTCTCGGTCCTCTCGGTGCGACCCAGATTCACCGAACTGGCGCGCGATGCAGCCATCCGGCCCACCGGCGAGACGCGGCCCAACGCCTCCGGCCGGGCGGCCAAGGTCTGGGTGCTGATGCGCTGGAAGGGCGAGCAATGAGCGGCCGGCGCTGGTTCGACAATGTCGGGCGGATCCCGGCGGCGCTGAACGAGCGCGGCAAGCGCTGCTTCGTGCAGCTGCTGAATGGACGCCAGCCCGAAGAGAGCTGGGAAGCAACCTCGCTGATCTGGCGGCTCGACGGCCACCCGTTCAGCATCGTGAAATGGGCGTCAGATGCGCAAGGAGGATGATCCCCAATGTCTGGGAAAGACGAAATACGTGACGGCGGGCAAGGCGCACGAACAGGTGAAGCGGCGCAAGCGCGCCCACCGTATAAAAAACCGCGCCGGGCGGAACTGCGTGCGCGTCTATCGTTGCGGGATTTGCCATCACTACCACATCGGGAGCAGCGCGCTGTGATGCCGAGAACGCGCCGCGGCTGCAAGCCGATGCTCGGTTATCGCACCAAGACCGAGGCGGCCTATGCGCTGTTCAGCCAGGGGCTGACGTTGAGCGAGATCGCCGAGCGCATGGGTGACGGCTCGGATAACAAGACGATCGATGCCCTGATCTACCACGCCTGCAAGAGCCATCCTGAGCGCTTCGCCGTGGCGCATGTGCCAATCACCGAGACGGTGCTGTCGATGCTGCGCCCCGCTGCCGCAAAGCGCGGCGTCGATGCCGAGACGCTGGCGGCGCGGCTGGTCTGGCAGGTGATTGCGGGCGGTTTGGTCGATGCCGTGCTGGATGATGGAGGCGAGAATGGCTGACGAACCAACCGATTTCGAGGCGCAGCGCTGGGACCGGGTTCAAGCTCCTTGCGAGCATCAGCCTGTTGTAGCTCTGCGCCGCGCGCTGGCTGCAATAGAGAGCGGTAATATCGACCCGAAGCATGTTATTGTGCTGTGGACCGAGGGTGAGCGTTCGGGATATTTTCAGGCAGGCGATCTGTGCGGATTTGGCCAGGTCGGATTTATCGAGGTGTGCAGCGATATGATGAAGGAGAGCAGCCGATGAACCGCGCCGCCCTCCGCCTCGTCCAATCATCGCGCCCGGCCCCACCGGCGCGCATCCTCGACCTGCCCGACTGGTTCGAGCCCGACCAGGCAGGCCTTGGCGACTGGGTCCGGCGCACGTTCATCGACGACGACGGCCCGCTGCACAACCCGCGCCATGCGCACCTTGCCGACGCGCAGATCGGCTGGCTTTGGGCGACCGGCGAGTGCAAGAGCAAGGACCGCGAGGTAGCGGGCCAGTGCCAGCTGGTTGCGCCGGCGCAGGCGAAATGGCCCAGCCAGCGCCAGCATTTCCAGCTGCAGCAATGGTTCGGAACCGTGCCGGATTTCATCATCACCATCGCCGCGCATCATGCGGTGCACATGGACGACTGGACCTTCTGCGCGCTGATCGAGCATGAGCTCTGCCACGCAGCGCAGGACGTCGACCCCTTCGGCGAACCTCGCTTCACCCGAGAGGGCCTACCCATCTTCCGCCTCATCGGCCACGACGTCGAGCAGTTCCACGACGTGGTCGAGCGCTATGGCGCCCGTGCGGCCGGTGTCGATACCATGGTGGCGCTCGCCAATGCCGGGCCCATATTCGGCGAGGCGCGCATGGCGCTCGCCTGTGCAAACTGCGGAGGAAAGGTAGCGTGAACGTCGAGGAGGAAATCGCGCGCGCGGCGGCTCGTGCTGTCAGAACCACACCCGAGTACGCCAGGGTTATCGGATCCATGGCCACTGACGATTACCCGATCTACATCACGCCCGAGTTCCATGACATGATCAAGGACATGGACGTTTACGCCGACGCCCTCGCCAGCGGGCAGCTGGTGGTCATCACGGAGATACCCACGAAATGACCCTGAGCGAAGAGCAGAAAGCCTGGATCGTCATCCAGTACGCGCGGATGCGCAGCGCATGGCAGATCCGCAGGGACTTCAAGGAAATCTGGGGCGGCGAGCTCGATCGCAAGCAGGTGCATCGATACAACCCGGCGTCGTCCTGCAATTACGGGCGCGGCATGCAGAAATGGCAAGGCCTATTCGACGAGGAGCGGGAAAAGTTCCTTGACCAGGTCAACCGGATTCCGATCGCTAACCTCGCCGTGCGCCTCGATCGCCTCGAGACGATGTGCGTCAACGCCATGGAGAAGGGCAACAGCGCCATGGCCGCGAACCTGATCGAGCAGGCGGCAAAAGAGGTCGGCGGGCTGTTCACCAACCGGCGCGAGATCGAGGCCGACGTTGAGGCTCGAACCAAGGGCCAGACCAACGCTGATTTTGGTTCGGACGAAGCACGGGCGCGGCTGGCTGACATTCTCGCATCTGCCATCGTTGCCGCGCAAGGGGCAGGTTTGACCAAGCACTGATGGACGCGGTCACCGCCCTTGTCGAGTTCCTCAAGACGCAACCGGGCTTTGACCCGGAGGCGTTCGACCCTGATCGCTTTGTCGCCGAGCTCACCGACGAGCAGGTGCAGATGGTGCTGGGGCCGATCCTCGCCGAGGCCGAACAGGCGCGCTACGGCAAGTTCACCAACTTCTTCCCCGACGAGACACGCGACGTCGCGGGATTCCGATACTGGGCCCGGGATCTGTACCCGCGCCACCTCGAGTTCTTCCGGGCAACGAGGCAGTACCGCGAAATCTGCTTCATGGCGGCCAACCGCGTCGGCAAGACGATCGCCGGCGGCTATCTCACGGCTGTGCTGACCACCGGGCGCTATCCGCACTGGTGGGAGGGCCGTGTCTTCCGCAACCGCATCGACGGCTGGGTGGCAGGCGACACCAACGAGACGACGCGCGACATTCTGCAACTCGAGCTGCTGGGCGAGGTGACCTACAGCAAGTTCCGCAAGACCCTCGACGGTTCCGGCCTGATCCCGCGCGAGTGCATCGGCGACGTCACCTGGAAGCAGGGTGTGGCGAACCTGGTTGATACGATCTTCATCAAGCACAAGAACGGCGGGGAATCGCGTCTCGGCTTCAAGAGCTATGACCAAGGCCGCCGCGTGTTTCAGGGCACGGCCAAGCATCTGATCTGGCTGGACGAGGAATGCCCCGAGGACGTCTACGGCGAGTGCCTGATCCGCACCGCCACCACGCGGGGTATCATCCCGACTACGTTCACGCCGCTCAAGGGCATCAGCGAGGTGGTCATGTCGTTCATGGACGAGAGCATGCGCCTCGACGCCTGACTATCGCAATAGTTGAAACTGCCTTCCATTTTTGGCGCTGCTGCCGTATTACGACAGGCCAGCGCGCGCGATGGAGGGTCAGGGCCGATGGCTGGGGGCGTTAAGCAGAACACCGATCTCGGGGATGAGCGGTTCCTTGAGTATACCGAGACGTTCACCACGACCGGCAGCACGGATCCGCTGCGGTTCGAGCGCTCCGATGAAGGCATCGTCATCCAGCTGTCCGGCACTGCGACCAGCTTTACCGCTATCGTAGAGCGCGCGACTAATGATCCGGCAAGCGCTAGCGCCAACTGGGCTCCGGCTGATTCCAACCCTCTCAGCGGCAATGCCTCGACCGGTATTGTGCCTGTCCGCTTCGACGAGCCCGTGCGCGGCTGGTGGCGCCTGCGCGTCACTGCGATCAGCGGCGGCAACCTAGTCGTGTACATCGCAGGCAAGCCCGCATGACCCTGCGCAGATCGACGGGCCTGCGTCGCCTGAGCAACGCCGAGATCAGCAGCAGCGACCGCGCTCGGGCTAACCACACCGGGACGCAGCCAATCAGCACCGTCGACGGGCTGACCGCTGCACTGGATGGTCTTGATGAAGCGCTCGCCGAGAAAGCCCAAGCGCTTGCTATCGGCGTAGCAGCCACTGCAGAAGATCTTGGGCCTTTTGAAAGCGCACTGATCGGGGATGATTTGCCCGTGAAAGATGCGCTGATCAGTCTCGCGTCCAACTTGCAAAGCCCAATCGGCGCGGGAGAAGTCGGGACCGCCTCTGGCCTCAGCGCGCAGGATCGAGCGGATGCGGAGGAAATCAACCTTCTAGATGTAATCGCCGAAGTGCAGGGGCGGGCGCTGGCGTTGAAGTGCGCGACTGGTGCTATCGCGCCGAATAACCCCGCCGATGACGTTTCGGAAAGCATCGCGGAGGCTGTGTCTCGCGTCTATGCGCTGCCCGCTGGTGGCACTCTTTACATTCCTCCTGGTCGCTATCTTGGAGACATCGATCTTTCGCGCGTTACGCAAGTTTTCGATAGGCGTGTGGTTGTTCGTGGCTCTGGCATGGGCGCCACTACCTTTTACCCATCCGGTTCCGGTTCGATCATGCTGAAAATGATCGGCGTAAATGAAACCGTCGTGCAAGATATCTCTTTCAAGGCGGGTGATGCGTATGCGGCGGATGCCGCCATTTTTATTTGCCGCTCGATTGAATCGCCGATCGCGAATGGTAACTCATTCATCAACGTTGATGTGTCCGGAAACTTTAACTATCATGGCGTTGTAGCTTGCGGCGCAGAGACGACCCGTTGGGTAAACTGCGTTTTTCGCATTTCGTTCTCCGCCAACATTGCATCCTGCTTCTGGGCAGGCACGACGCCATCCGAGAGCGGCGTAACACCAAGCTATGCTGGCACACTTACGGCAGGCCCTGCAACCAGCAACACGATGTTCGGATGCAAGAGCTATGGCGTTATCGATGGCATGCGGCATCTGACGTTTAGCCAAAGCGCTGGCTACATGATATTCGCTCACGAGTTCATCGGTGGCTCGCAGAACAACCAGCAGCTTGTCCGCATTGAGAGCAACGACCTGACCAGTGCGGGCGGCGTCTTTAACGGCCCAATCGAGCTCATCGGTTGCCATTTTGAGGTGTTCGGCACCGGAAACGCTGGCATCTATATCGCAGGCAATGGCGTCCAAACGATCTATGACGTGCACATCAAGGGCGGTCATGTTGTCGTTGACGACAATTTCGTTATGGTTGATTTTCATCGCAACCAGAGCCTCGGTGGCGCTGGCGCTTTTTTCCAGCACAGTTCGTTTTACAGTCCTGCAGGCGCATCGGGAGCTGGGTCTGCGCCGGTGCCACTTTATCTATGGGCCATCAACAATTCCGACATCAACTGGCGAAATCGGAGCAACAACGCCGAAGTTGTAGTTTTTGCCTTCGCAGCGGCAAGCCGCGTCATTGGGGACAACTTAGCTATCGGATCTCTGGCTCAGAGCGATGTTTCCCAATGGTCAGATAACATTCCTTCATCAGGCACATTTGCCAGGGGGCAAAGAGTGCGGCGCAGCTACAGCGCTGCGGGGGTGGCTGCTGGTCAGGCCTCGGAATGGATTGCGTTTGCGGCGGGCACGGCCGGCACACTGAATGGTGGTGCCACCACAGCCAGCACGGTCAACGGCAGCCGCGACGTCACCTTCTCTAACGCGACCGGACTGAAGGTTGGCCAGTGGCTATCCATAGGCGGCAACGATTATCGCCTGGCTTCGATTTCAGGAACAAGCGGCAGGCTGGGCAGCGCCTATATTGGTACGACTGCCAGTGCAGCAGCAGTGAGTTTTACTGCCACTGGATTCAGCACGGTTGGCGTGATCAATCTTGATCGAGCAACTGCCGTAGCTGATCTCTCCGGCGCTGCAACCTTGGCCGACGTTGTAAACAAGATCAACGAGATGCTGGCGTCCGATCGTGCTGCTAATCAGCGAGCCAACTGAGCAATGCCCTCGGTAAGCGCCTCGAAATACCTCGTGCAGGCGGGTTGGGACGACGTGCCTCATCTCGACGCCAAGACCAAAGCCGAGCTTCTGGCCGCGACGCCGCCGCATCTGCGCGATGCGCGATCCAAGGGCCTGCCGAGCCTCGGGGCTGGCGCTATCTATCCGATCGAGGAATCGTTCATCAAGGTCGACCCCTTCCCCATCCCGGCGCACTGGCCGCGCTGCTACGGGCTCGATGTCGGCTGGAACCGCACCGCTGCCCCGTGGCTGGCATGGGACCGCGATCAGGACGTCGCTTACATCTATGCCGAGCATTATCGCGGCCAGGCTGAACCATCGATCCACGCCAGCGCCATCAAGGCGCGCGGCGAGTGGATTCCCGGGGTGATCGATCCCGCCGCGCATGGCCGCTCGCAGAAAGATGGCGAGCAGCTGATTGCCTCATACACCTCGCTCGGCCTCAACATCGTCGCCGCGAACAACTCGGTCGAGGCAGGCATTCTCGAGGTCTGGGAGCGCTTGTCCACCGGACGCCTCAAGGTGTTTGCAACCTGCGTAAGCTGGCTTGCCGAGTACCGTCTCTATCGCCGCGACGAGCGCGGCCACATCGTCAAGAAAAACGACCACCTCATGGACGGCACCCGCTACGCGGTCGTGTCCGGCCTCAAGCGCGCGATTGTCCGGCCCATTCAGAGGATCGGCCAGCAAGAGGGCGTTCGTACCGTCGCAGACCGGATCGGGGGATATTGATCATGGCAACCAAGCCCAACATGCGCAGCCAGGTCACTCCGATGTCACCTGCCCCGCCGCCGGCAGAGGCGCGCAACCCGCTCTATGCCGACCCGTTCGACGAGGCCATTGACGGCCAGGAGCAGCGCACGCCCGAAGAGGAAATGGAGGAGCTGCAGAAGGGCGTCTCGTCCGTCATTGATCACCTATCCGCCATGGTGAAGGACCGCATCAGCAAGCGCAGCAACATCGAAACCCGGTGGCTCAAGAGCCTACGCCAGTATCACGGGATCTACGAGGCGGACGTCGAGGGAGCGCTGCAGAACGACGACGAACGCTCGAAGGCGTTCATCAACATGACCCGGCCCAAGACGATCGCATGGGAGGCACGGCTCTGGGACATGCTGTTCCCCGCCGATGACAAGAACTGGGGGATCAGCCCTACCCCGGTCCCCGAACTCAACGACCAAGCCGCTGCCGTGGTCGAAGAGGCGTTGATGCTCGAGAAGCAGGCCGCCGCTGCCGCCGAAGAGAACAACGCCATGGTGGACGCTGGCGCGCCGGAAGAGCAGCGCGCCCCGGTTCTGGCTCGCGCCGAGGAAGCAGCCACACAGGCGCTGGCTGTGCGCGAAAAGGAAAAGCAGCTTCGCGCGGTGCAGCAGGAGGCCAAGAAGCGCGCCGAATCCATGCAGATGGAGATCGATGACGATCTGACCGAGTGCAACTATGCCGCGGTCGCGCGCGACATCATCCACGATGCCTGCAAGCTGGGCGTGGGTATCATTAAGGGGCCGGTGATCGCCAACAAGAGCCGGGGCCGCTGGCAGGCCCAGGTCAACAAGGACACCGGCAACATCATCCCCGGCCAGTACATCCTGCACGATGCAGGCAAGGCCCGGGCGAGCGCGCGTCGCGTCGATCCGTGGAATTTCCTGCCGGACACGGACGCCACCTCCATGGCCGATAACGAATCGACGTTCGAGCGCCACATCAAGAACAAGAGCCAGTTTCGGCGCATGGCGAAGGAACTGGACTTCCATAAGGAAACCGTGCGCGTCATCCTGCGCAACGATCCCGACCGCAACAATCACAGCGACGATCTCAACTTCCTGACCGAGCTTCGATCGCTGGAAGAGGAAAACAGCCCCGGCTCGGCCATCAGCGGCAAGTACGTCATCTGGGAATATCACGGCCCGCTCGAGCTCGAGCAGGTCGTGATGCTGCTGCGCGGCATGGGGCAAGACGAAATGGCCGATGAGATCGAGGAAGAAGATGACCCGCTCGTCGAGCGCATGGTGGTGATCTACTTCTGCCAGGGCAAGCTGCTCAAGATCGCGCCGGACTATCCGATGGACAGCGGCGACAGCCTCTATTCGGTGTTCTGCTTCGAGAAGGCAGAGGCCTCGATCCTCGGTGCTGTGGGTGTTCCGCACCTGATGCGCCACGAACAGGCGATGCTCAACAGCGCCATCCGCATGATGCTCGACAATGGCGCGCTCTCGGTCGGCCCGCAAATCGTGGTCGATTCGACGCAGGTTGAGCCCGAGAACGGCAGCTGGAAGCTCACGCCGCGCAAGGTCTGGAAGAAGCGCGGGCAGGAGGTCGGCACCGCCGAGCCGTTCCGGATCTACAACATTCCGATGAACCAGACGCAGCTGGCCGCCATCATCGACCTGGCCATGCGCCTGATCGATCTGGTCATCAACATGCCTCTGCTTGCGCAGGGCGAACAGGGCCAGCACCAGGCCAATACGCTGGGCGGCATGTCGATGCTGTTCAACTCGGCCAACGTGGTGTTCCGCCGCGTGGTCAAGAACTGGGACGACGACATCACCGCGCCGCTGATCCGCCGGTTCTTCGACTGGCAGATGCAGTTTTCCACCAAGGAACACATCAAGGGCGACATGCAGGTCGAGGCGCGCGGCACCTCGGTCTTGCTCGTGCGCGAGATCCAGAGCCAGCAGCTCATGGCGATCGCCACCAACTGGTCCACGCATCCGGTCATCGGTCCGGCCCTGCGCGTCTACGACACGCTGCGCATGACGCTGCAGGCCATGGCGATCAATCCTAGCGACGTCCTCGTGGAGCCCGATGAGTTCGAGCGCCGGTTGAAGGCAATGGCCGAAGGTGGCGAGAAATCCCCCGAGCAGATCCGCGCCGAGTCCGCGATCGAGGTCGCCAAGATCCGCGCCGGTGTCGATGAAATGGATATGCGGCTGCGCCTCGAGGTGGCCAACATCCAGCGCGAAACCGAAATCCTCAAGCTCATCCAGAAGGATGGCGTCGATCTCGCGAAGTTGCAGACGCTCCTCAAGCAGACGCGCATCAAGACGAGCAGCGACGAGCGCAAGTTTGCGGCCGAGTTGGGAGCCGAGCGCCGGGCCCAGGAAGAGGCCCGCGCCGCCGGCATGGATATCGATGGATCGGGCGGTTCGGTGAACCTCGCCCCGCAGGAGGTCTGACATGGCGCTGCAATGGAATGTCGTCGAGAAGGAGGCCGAGAAGGAGATCGAGCGGCTGCGCGACCTGCTCGAGCGCCCCAGCGATCCGGCCAAGACCGACTATCTGCGCGGCCAGATTGCAGGCCTTCGCTACGTGTTGAGCCTGCAAACGCGCCTGTCCAAGGACTCCAACCTGACGATCGGCGACCCCGGCAACGTCTACCGCGTCTAACAGTTCCCCATCCCCAGCCAAAAAGGATTGAACCATGAACCCAGATCAGGCATTATCGCAACCGTCCGAGCCCGATGGTGGCGACGACGAGTTCGACGCAGCGGTCGAGGCCCTGACCGACAACAGCACCCCGTCGGATGACGCTGGTGATGATGACGATCCGGCCAATGACGACGGCAGCGGCGACGAACCGCCGGCTGGTGATGAACCCCCGGCAAATCAGGATGTCTCCGGCCAAGCGCCGCAAGAGTCCGCTGACGATATCTGGTCATCTGTCCCCGAAGCTGCGCGCACTGCACACCAGGAAGCGCTTGCGAGGGCCGCAGAATTGGAGCGACGGCTTCGCGAAAAGGGCAACGAGGTTGCCCGGCTGCGCAACGCCACCCCCCAGCAACAGGCCGGTTCGTCCACCCCCTCCGAAGGTCAGAGCAGCAGCAGCGAGCCCGCCGTGCCCCCTGAGCGCATCCAGCAGCTCAAGGAAGAATATGGCGAAATCGCAGAGCCGCTGATCGCAATGATCGAGGCGCAGTCTCGCCAGATTGCCGCGTTGGCGCAGCCGGTCCAGCAGTTGACCGCCAGCCAGCAGGCAGCAGCAGACGCAGCGAACCTCTCGAGGCTGGATGAGCTTGCTCCCGACTGGCGGACACTGGCGCAAAAGCCCGAGTTTCAGGCGTTCCGGGAAAGCGCGCCCCGCATGGTGCGCGAAGCTCTCGATCGCAACTGGGATCAGATCGTCGACCCCGAGGAAGCGGCGGCGGTGTTCGATTATGCCCGCATGCAGATGGGTGCGTCCCAGCCTGCGGCGCGACAGCAGCAGCCCAACCCCTTGGCAGACAAGCGCCGGCGTCAGCTGGCAGGGGCGAAGGACGGTGGAAGCGCGGGCGGTGGCCCGGTCGCCAACCAGGTTCCCGATGATTTCGACGCGGCCGCAGATGCCCTCATCGCGAGGCAGGCGCGCCGCAGAGCTTAACCGCCCGGGAGGATGATCCCCCGGGCCGACTGGGGGATTATCCGTGGCACGTACCGCATATGGCGATATCAGCCAGCGTACCGCAGCGTACGCCTATACCAAGCACCTCGAGCATGCCGAGCCGGTCATGGTTCTGGCCAAGTTCGGCGACGTCAAGCCGATCCCGAAGAACAAGGCCGAGACGGTCAAGTTCCGCCGCCCGATTCCGTTCGAGGCCGCGACCACGCCGCTGACCGAGGGCGTCACGCCCAATGCGCGTCAGATGCTCTACGAGGACGTCGAAGTCACCATGGAGCAGTTCGGCGATCTGACCGTGATCACCGACAAGGTCGCGGATCTGAGCGAAGATCCGGTTCTGAACGACGCCGTCATGATGAACGGCGAAAACTCGGGCCGCACCTTCGAGCAGGTCATCTATGGCGTCGTGCGCGGCGGCACCACCGTGTTCTATGCCAACGGCTCGAGCCGCTCGGCGGTGAACACCGCGATCTCGCTGAACAAGCAGCGCAAGGTCACCCGCTATCTCAAGAACGCGAAGGGCAAGAAGTTCACCAACATCCTCGACGGATCGGTGAAGATCGGCACCACCCCGATCGAGGCGGCGTACATCTGCGTGGCGCACACCGACCTGGAAGCGGATATCCGCAACCTCGCGGGCTTCGTGCCCACCGCCGAGTACGGCCAGCGCCAGGTCACCTGCGCGTATGAAATCGGCTCGGTCGAGGACGTTCGCTATGTCCTGTCGCCCGACCTGGAAGCGTTCGCGGACGCGGGCGGTTCGGCCGGCTCCATGGTCAGCACCTCGGGCACTGCGGCCGACGTCTATCCCATGCTGTTCATGGCGATGCACGGCTACGGCATGACCCCGCTCAAGGACAGCAAGGGACCGGACGGACGCAACATGGCGATCACGCCGACCGTCATCAATCCCGGCACCATCGACAAGTCGGACCCGCTGGGTCAGCGCGGCTATGTCGGCTGGAAGGGCTGGTTCAACGCCGTCCGCCTCAACGAAACCTGGCTGGTTCGCCTCGAGGTCGCGGCGACCGCCCTCTGATCGCTCTGGGGGCTGGGCCGCAAGGCCTGGCCCCTTTGGCCATCACTCAATCAAGGATCAATGACATGACGGAACAGGTCAAAATCGGCAGCTACACCGGCACCGGCGCTGCCATCAACATCGAGCTGGGTTTCGTGCCCGACTATGTGCGCGTGATCAACGCCACGGACGGCGACATTGCCTGGGAATGGTTCAACGGCTTCGGCGCCGGCGACGCGCTGCAGGCCATCAACGTCGTCGACTCCGGCACGAGCGGGGCGGCGGGGCTGTCGCTGATCACCTCGAACGGCATCGATAGCTATTCGGGTTCGTCGAGCGTCGGCAAGGGCTTCACTGTCGGCAGCGCGCTGTCCGAGAGCGGCAAAACCTTCCGCTACGTCGCGATGCGCAACGCGGTCTGACCGCGTGCCTATGGGCAGGCCGGCTGACCCCTTGTCGGCCTGCCCCACCTTTCCACCCAGTAGAGGACAATCCCCATGGCAGAATTTCCCCATTTCGCAGGCGAGCCGATCTGGCTGGTCACTGTCGTAGGCACTGGCGCCGACGCGGCTATCCCTGTCACCGTCAACGGCATCACCATGAAGGTGCAGCGCGCAACCCCGACGCGCATGCCCGAGCCGTTCAAGATCGCGCTCGAGGACGGCGGCTACAGCATCAGCGCGCTTCCCGAGATCAAAGACGAAATGGCGATCGATCCGCTTGGGGAAGAGGGTCTGAGCGCCGGTGCCGGAGAGGATGGGGAGACTGGGTCGCAGCTCTCCGGCACCACCAGTTTCGACGCCGAGGCGGTGATCAATGGCACCATTCCGGAAGTCACCGCCCGCCTGGAAGGCCTGACGCCCGAGCAGCTGGCCGCCGTTCTCGCCGCCGAAACCGATCGCGAACAGTCCCGCAAGGGCGTTCTCGAAGCCATCGCCAAGCTGACCGCCGAACCCCCGGCAGAGTGAAGGAGTAGACCATGACGACGAAAACCAAGGTGAGCATCGCTGATGCCAGCCCGGCACAGCTGCGCTGGTACGCCAGTGCTGTTTTAGGCCTCGACGACATCAAGAAGGGCACCAGCGCTGCCAACATCATCGGCAAGATCCACGCGGTTTCGCCCAACCTTGCCGAGATCGAGGTTCCCGAGGATCTGGTGGAAGATGCGCCTGCCGCGCCGGTCACGCCCAAAGGCGTGAAGCTCGCTGACAGCGATGCGAAGATCCCGGCGGGACGTCCGGGCCAGCATTTCCGGTTCGATCCCAAGGTGACGCTCGAGGTGATGCGGACCAACGACAAGCGCCGCGCCAAGCGGGTGTTCGTGACCTGCAACGGCGACACCATCGAGATCCAGCGCGGCGTCCCGGTCCAGATCCCGTACCGCTTCTATCTGGTCATGCTCGACGCGGTCGAGAAGGTGTCGATCGAGCTCGACGAGATCAACCCTGTCACCGGCCTGCCGCTGCGCGAATGGGTCGAGCAGCAGTCCTATGATTTCAACGTCAAGGCCATGCCGAGCCAGGAAGAGATCGACGCCTGGTTCGCGCGGACCAAGGACGCGACGCTCTAACTCGCAAGGCCGCTGCGCACATGCCCACCTTCCTCGAACTCGTGAACCATGTGGAGCGCGAATCCGGCACGGTGCAACGTGCGCAGCGGCTTTCGACTGTCGTGAACCCGCCGACCGACCGGCAGGAGAAGATCGTCTACTGGACCGCCGAGGCGTGGCGGCAGATCCAGACAGGCCGGACCGATTGGCCCTGGCAGCGTGGCGAGTTTTCCCACGCGCTCACGATCGGCCAGACCCGCTACACCGCCGCGCAGCTCGGCATTACCGATTTCAGCCGCTGGGCCCGCCCGACGCCAACCTTCAACCCCTATTCGATCTACGAGACGGGAAGCCAAGGCAACGAGAAGGAGCTGTTCTTCAACAGCTATGAACGATGGAAGGTCGATTTTGATCGCGGCACACCCGAGCGCAATCAGCCGAACATCTATGCGTTCGACTATGACAATCGCATCTGCTTCGGCCCGCCCCCTGACCGTGCCTATATCGTGCGCGGAAGCTATACGCGCGGTGCCCAGACGCTGGTGGCCGACACCGATGTTCCGCGCTGTGCGGCACAGCACCACATGACGATCGTGTGGAAGGCTCTGCTGCTGCTGGCCGAGAACGACGAGGCGACCATCCAGATCCAGACCGCGCAGCGCAACTTTACGCAGGGCCTGCGCGACCTGATCAATGACCGGGACGAGGCGATCACGCTGTGATGCAGGATCGATCCTTTGCCTTCGCGGGCGGCCTCGATGTGGTCAGCGCGGCGCTGGCACTGCCGCCTGGCCGCCTGCGCTCGGGATTCAACTACGAGCCGCTGGCCGAAGGCTATGGGCGCGTTGATGGCTACGAGCGATTCGACGGGCGCGGCTCGCCCTCGTCGCGCTCTTACTGGCTGCTGCCTTTCGATACCGGCGTGTCGGCGATCACCGCAGGCATGACGATCACTGGCGGCACGTCCGGCGCGACCGGGATTGTTCTGCTCGAGCCAGTGGGCTTCACCGGCAACTGGTCGGGCACGGGCGCCGGTACGCTGGTGCTGGGCAATGTCAGCGGCACCTTTCAGGACAACGAGCAGCTGCTAGCCTCGGCAACACTGCGCGCGCTTGCGGCTGGCCCTGCAGCCGAGAACAGCGCCGATACCGCCGCGCTCGACGAGACGTACACCGAGGCGGCTCAGGACTATCAGCGCTCGCTCATCGCCAAGGTGCCGGGCTCGGGCCCGGTGCGCGGTGTCGCGGAGCTTGGCGGTATCATCTATGCCTGGCGCGATAATGTCGGCGCGACCTATTGCGATATGTGGCGCGCGACCGCGGCTGGCTGGGTTCAGGTTACGCTAGGCACCCTGATGCTGTTCGATCAGGGGCTGGTCGAGATTGCCGAGGGCGTCAATATCTCGGGCGCAAGTTCCGGCGCTGTCGCCACGGTGCGCCGCGTCATTCGCCAGAGCGGTGACTGGGGATCGAGCGCGGCGGGTTATCTGGTCCTTTCCGGCCTGTCGGGACCGTTCACAAGCGGCGAGACGCTGGTGCAGTCGGCCGCCAATGTCGCGCGTGCCGGCACCGCTTCGCAGATACGCATCCAGCCTGGCGGCAAGTTCCACACGATCAACCACAATTTCTACGGCGCGGCTGAGCGCCGCTCGATGTACGGCGCAAACGGGGTTTCCAACGGGTTCGAGTTCGATGGCACCCATTATGTGCCGATCCGCACCGGTATGCCGAACGATCAGCCGACGCGGGTGTTCGAGATGGCCAACCATCTGGGCTTCACCTTCCCCGGGGGGTCGGTGCAGTTTTCCGGCATCGGCGAGCCGGTCCTGTTCGATGTGACCCTCGGCGCGGGCGAAATCGGATTCGGCAGCGAGGTTACCGACGTCGTGCAGGCCAACGAAACCGCCGTCGTGCTGTTCGGCCAGCAGAAGATCAGCATCCTCAATGGCAGCGATGCGGAGAGCTTCGCCCTGGCAGAGCTTACCGAAGAGGCGGGCGCGGATGCCTGGACGGCGCAGCGGGTCGGCACCACGGTCTATCTCGATCGACGGGGCTTGCGCGACCTGCGCGCCACCCAGGCTTTCGGCAATTTCAAGACCGGCACCCTGTCGGCGCTGATCGAGCCTTATTTCCGGGTGAAGCGCAAGGCCGGCGCGGTGCCGGTTCTGTCGCTCGTTAGCCGGTCGAAGACGCACTATCGGCTCTACTGGTCCGACGGCACCGGCCTGTCGGTCTATATGGGCGGCAAGACCCCCGAGGCGATTCCGTTCGATCTCGGCGGCATGCAGCCATATTGCGGCACCACCTGCGAGCTGGCCGATGGCACCGAGGGCATCTTCATCGGCGGCGAGGATGGCTATGTCTATCGCATGGACAGTGGCCCGAGCTTCGACGGCACCGGGGTTCAGGGGTTCGTGATGAGCCCGTACAACCATTTCCAGAGCTCGATGCAGGACAAGCGCTTTCGCAAGGTCACTGTCGAGTTGCAGGCGCAGCCCCTGACGCGCCTCGGCATCATGGCGCAGTACAATTACGGCGATGGCACCAGCCCGATCAGCGGCAACAAGGATTTCGACGTCGTCGGGTCCGGTGAAGGGCTCGATTTCCTCGTGCAGGGCGGCGGCGGCAATTTCGATCTGGACAGCTGGAACGAGTTTTTCTGGTCGAGCCCGAGCGAGGGGATCGCCGAGGCGGATATCGACGGGTTCGGGCGCAATGCCAGTTTCATCTTCGCCTGCAAGAGCGCGAAGACCGAAGGCGCGCATGTGCTGCAGGCCTATACCGTGCGGTTCAGCCCGCGCCGGAGGAAGCCATGAGCAACCCCTATAACCGTTCGCCGATCTCGGATTTCTCGCGCGCAAAGGCCTCCACGGTCAATGCCGAGTTCGTGAAGATCGAGGCCGCCTTTGCCACGCTCAAGGCCCAGATCGACGCGCTCGCGGTCGGAACCGGCCTGCCGTCCTATACCTGGATCGCCTATGCGGACAGCGCCGACGGTACGAGCAATTTCACGACCGGCGAGCCGGGCAACCGGCTCTACATCGGCATCGCCTACAACCAATCGACGCCCACGGAAGGCACGACGCCCAGCGCCTATACCTGGACGCGCTTCCGCGGGGCTGACGGCCTTGACGGTGAGGATGGCGAAGATGGCAATCCCGGGGGCAACGGGGTGGACGGCGTCAACGGGAATTACCGGGACATCAAGTTTCGGCGCTCGTTTGAACGTCCAGCAACGCCAGTGGCGGCAGAACCTTCCGGATGGTTCGAGGTTCTGCCGCCGGGCACTGAAACCCTTTGGATGACGATCGCCACCAAGAGCGCAGCTGGCGCGCTGCTGTCGGCTTGGTCGGCACCCGAGCGCCTGAGCGCGTTCAGCTATCGCGGCGGCTATGAGGCTGGCACGACCTATTATCTGGGCGATACGGTCACCTTCGGCGGCGGATCGTACATCCTGACGGTGACGTCCGCCGTGAACAAGGCTCCGACCGGCACCGATCAGGCCAATGGCTTCTGGGATGTGCTGGCCGCGCCGGGAAGCCCGGGCGAACCCGCCACCCCGCCGGGGGCGTTCTCCGACACCATCAATCTCACCTCGTCGTCGTCGGGCGCGAACCTGCGGAGCCTCGCCGATGCGGCGGGCTATACCGGCATGTCCGACGCCACGATCACTTTCAACGTGCCGAACGGTGTCACCATTCAGGGCGTGTCCGGTTCTGGCCGCGCGATCGATAGCGGCACCTGGCCGACATCGACCTATGCGATCTCGATTGCGCTTGTGATCCAGAGCGGCGGCAAGGTCATCGGTGGCGGCGGCCATGGCGGCAATGGTGGCGATGGCGCCAGCGGTCAGAATGGTGCCGCAGGCGGCGACGGTGTCTTCTGCCGCGTGCCGATGAGTGTCACGATCAATTCGGGCGGCGAGCTCATTGCCGGCGGCGGTGGCGGTGCGGGCGGGGACGGCGCGTTCGTCAACACCGGAACCCCGACTGAACCGGAGTTCGAGGGCTATGGCGGCAGCGGCGGCGGCGGCGGCTATCCCAATGGCCTGGGCGGAGCCGGTGGCTACGGCTCAACCAGCAACGGCAATCCGGGTGCCAATGGCACGATCTCGGGCGGAGGCAATGGCGGCGCGGCGGTGAGCGCGGGCCAGGCAGGCGGCAACGGCGGTGGAGCCGCTGCGGCCGGGCAGAATCGCACCACGGGCTTTGGCGGTGTCGCCGGGTACGCGGTGCGCAAGAACGGCAACACCGTGTCGGTCACCAACAACGGAACGATGACGGGGGCGGCGTCGTGAATGAAAAATCACGAGAAGGGTTGAGCGTGACACGAGCAGAATGGATCGCGGTCGCAGCAGTGGTGCTGAACATCAGCACGCTGGTGTTCGCGGGCGGTGCCTTTTGGCAGACGCAGCAGGACCATGACCGACGGATCGTTGCCATGGAGGCCGCATTGCAGGCGCGCACCCAGGAAATGACCCAGATACTGGTGCGTCTCGAGCGCATCGATTCCAACACAATGGCGCTCAAGGAGCGCATGGACAAGGAGCGCGGTTCATGACCCATGCCGACCGTATCGTTGCCGCATTGCGCCCGATCGCGCCGGCAGGCCAGCTGACCAACGCTGATGTGCCGCTGATCAACCAGATGGGCGCGCTGTGGCAGGCCCGCACGCCTGCGCCCGCCGCTGTCGCGCCCCAGATCGGGCTGACGCTGGCCGATTATCAGGCAGCGGCAACGGCCCTGGCCTGTTCCGTCGCGCAGATCCGGGCGGTGGACGAGGTCGAGAGCAAGGGGGGCTGGTACAGGGATGTGCGAGCCGACATCCTCGCGCTCGATGGCGAGGGCGGATTCCTCGACGGCCCGCACCTGCCCAAGATCCTGTTCGAAGCGCACATCTTCGACCGAAACACTGATGGGCGCTTCCGGCAGAGCCATCCCAACCTGTCGAGCGCGAAGTGGAATCGCGCGCTCTATGTCGGCGGCGAAGGCGAATGGGCACGCCTCTATCGCGCGATGCAGCTGGCGCCGCGCGCCGCGCTGATGTCGGCCTCGGTCGGGCGCTACCAGATCATGGGCTTCAACCACAAGCTCGCCGGGTTCGACACGGTCGAGGCCTTCTGGGACGCGATGAAGCGGAGTGAGCGCGACCACCTCGACGCATTCGTGGCGTTCATCCGCAATGCCAAGCTGTTGGCCGCTCTGCGCGCGATCAGCAACAATCCGCGCGACAGTGTCGCCTTCGCCAAGGGCTACAACGGTGTGGGGTACGCCGCGAACGACTATCATGTGAAGATCGCGGCGGCGCATGCGAAGTGGAGCGCGGCGTGACCCAGGAACGCAACACCTTTCGATACACCGTTGGCCTGATAGCCGTTTGCGGCGGCCTTGCAGGCCTCGGTGGTCTGTATTGCTTTGAGGTGCCGGAAGGCAACCGGGAAGCCCTGCTTCTCGCCCTGGGTATTGTGCTGGGGTGGGGCGGATCGGTGGTCAACGGCGAATGGGGCACAAGCCCCGCTGGTCGGAAAGCGGCTGAGAACGGCCTTCGCCAGTATGACCGGCCCGGGGACATGGCGCAGGAGCCGCACGAATGATCAGCTGGTTCACCGCGCTGGCCGCGCCGCAGAAAGCTGCCGCGCTCGGCATCGTCGTCGTTTTTCTGGGGCTGATCGCGCTCGTGGCGATCAACTGGGCGGACATGGGCCTCGACCGCGCAGAGGGAAAGGGTGCCGCCGTCGAACGCGCGCGCACCGCAGAGGCCGTGATCGAGCAAGGAGTGAAGGCAAATGAAGCGGCTCAACGTGTTCGGACTGATCCTCCCGCTTATTGCGGCGTCTGCATGCGGACCTCTCGAACCCCCGAAAACTGCCGGTTCACCGTGCCTGGTGTTCAAGGCTATCAGCTTTGCCCAGCTCTCTCCCGGGGAGACAAATGACCCTGGCAACAAGGCCGACAGTGACCCGACTGTTTCCGAGATCGTCGATCACAACGCCCGGTATGAATCGCTCTGTAGCACCGCAATTCGCAACGATGCACCGGGCTGAACGCTGTTCCGCTTGAACCCCAGCTATCCTTATGCGATAGCAAGGGTGCCTTTCAGGCATCCTCTCCTAAGACTGGAACACCCGGCGGCATCCCGATTTGCCGCCGGGTTTTTTTGTGTTCAGGTGGCTGAGAGGTTGGCGCGTGTGCGGTGCCTAGGTCCTCAGTTATTCCCCGGGTGGGAGGACTCCACGCGACCCTTTCGGGTTTCATGCCATCGCAGGCAATCGTCAGGCGTTTCGATCCCGGGCCAGATGTCCCCATGTCAGCACCGCTGGGGAACCCACGCCCAACCCGCCTACCGTAATGCGATATGCTAATCAACCCGCGCACATTGCCGTTGTCGCATTAGGATAGTTTCGGTATGGTGCCCGCCATTCGCGCGTGGGGGATGACATGGCCATAGTACCGGGGATGCTGACCGATCCCAAGGATATGTATCAGGCGCAAAGTGGCGGTGCCGCGAGCGTTGCGCCGGGAGCCTCGTCCTCGACCAATGCGGGTGGCGGCATCGCCTCTGCTCTGACGTCGGCAACCACGCCCAGCGGATCGACCAACAGCGCCAATGATGGCGATATCGCGCGCCGTGTCGCCGCCATCACGTCGAAGGACAGCGCCTTGATGCGGACGGCTCGAACGTCGGGCCTGCAACAGGCCAACCGGCGCGGCGTCATGAACAGTTCAATGGGCATCGGTGCCGCAGAGTCCGCAGCCCTTGGCGTGGCGACCCCCATTGCCAGCCAGGAATCGCAGCAGGACATGCAGGAGCGGCTGAACCAGGCCAATCTCGCTGCTGCCGAGCGCGAGCGCATCCTCGCCGCGCAGGTGCAGGCGCAGGGCAACTATTCCAGCGCGCTCGCCCAGACCCTCGCCAATGACAAGATCCCGGCGGCCGCGCGCGATTCCGTGCAGCGCTCTCTGCGCGACCAGCTTTATTCGAACGTCTCGTTCATCGAGGATCTGTACGGGGTCAATCTGGCCTTTAACGGCACGACGCCCAGCGCGCCCGCGACCAGATCGGGCATCGGTGCGGCCTATGGCGGCTTCTACTGATGACCGTCCGGCCCGCCCGCTTCGTCGAGGTGCCCGCTATGGTCGCGCTGCTCGAGGAGCATTACCCCCAGACCCGCTACGCAGGCGTGGTAGAGATGGACGCTGACTTCGCGCGGAAGCTGCTCGCGCAGATCGTGCATCGCCATGGCGGCGAGCATGCTGGCGCGACATGCTGCTTCGTGGCTGAGCGTGGCGGCGAGCTGGTGGGGTTCATCGCGGGCCAGCTTGATCGGGTATACGGCGTGGGTGCGAAACTGTCCGCTCACGACATCTTTCTCGTAGCGCGCAAGGACAGTCACGCTGTCAGCCTGCCCCTGATCAAAGCCTATCGGGACTGGGCGTTCGCCAGCCCAAAAATCTTCGAGGTCTATCTTACGCACAGCGATGTCCTTCCGGGGTGGGAACGGCTGGCGGCAATCTACAGCAAGCTCGGGTTCGTCAAAAGCGGAGAAGCCTGGCGCATGACCGCGAGCAAGGAGGCTATGGCAGCATGATCCCGGTCTACCAGACCATGACCGTTGCGAACGATGGCACCGGCAACTGCTTCAACGCATGTGTGGCATCGATCCTCGAGCGTCCGCTTAACCAAGTATGTGACGTCCTACCTGATTGCGAGGGGGACTATTGGGGGGCGTGGAATTACTGGCTGTTCAGGCAAGAGCTGCAGCTCAACTATGTGCCGCTCAACCAAGGTCCACCAAAGGGCTATGCGATTGCGAGCGGCTATGGTGGGCGGTTTTACCCCGAGGGCCATGCAAAGGCGGGCCAGCCGATCCTCCATGCTGCTGTCGTGTTCAATGGCGAACTGGTGCACGACCCTTTCCCCTGCGCCAAGCAGTTCGGTGACATTCGATATTATTGGACCATCACGCCTCTCGCGGATGGTGACGCGGAGACAGCAGCATGAGCGGCGTGTTGAAGGGCATCGGCAAGGTGTTCAGGAAGGTCGGCAAATTCGTCAAGAAGATTGCCCTGCCAGTGCTGGCGATCGGCGCGGTGGTGCTGACCGGCGGTGCCGCGCTCGGTGCCCTGCCCGCGCTGGGAACAACGATCGGCAGTCTCGGCTTGGGGGCCACGGCAACAGGGGTGCTAACCGCCGCTGCGCAGGGTGCCGCGATTGGCGCTCTGGGCAGCGCGGTGACGGGCGGCAACATCATCAAGGGTGCAACCAGCGGATTCCTCGCAGGCGGGCTCACGGGTGGCATCGGCGCAATTGCCGGTGGTGCAGGTGGCGCGGCAGGTGCGGCAGGTTCTGCCGCTGGTGGCCTGCCAGGATCTGCCTCGGGCGCGCTGACCAGCAGCCTGGTTACGCCCGGTGCCGGTGCGGCGCTGCACACAGGATCGGCGCTTGGCGGCGCGCTGGGCGGCGGTGCTTCGGGCATTGGTGCCGTTGCCGCGGGTGGTGCCGGCGGTTTCTCGTCCATGTTCGGCGGTGGTGCCTCCGGCGTTGGCGGTCCTCTCAACACCACAATGCCTATGCCCGGCCCCGTGTCGACCCGCACAGGCGGTATTGGCGGCATTCTCGGCAATATGGACCCAATGATGAAGGGCCAGCTGATCTCCGGCCTTGGCCAGGGGCTCATGGCCAACGAGCAGTTGAAGGCGCAGCGCCGGGCCGAAGAGCGCGAGCGCAAGCGGATCGAGGAAAGCTATTCGAACATGGATGGCCTGTTCCGCGCCGATGCGCCGAGCAATGCCGGACAGGATCCGCGCAGCCGCTTCAATGGTCCCGTCTATGGCAAGGTCAATTATGACCCACAGACAGGCCGCATCGTACCGAGGGGGGCATGATGGACCCGATGAACCCGCAGGCCATGGCGCAGCCGCAGGGCGCGCCGCAGCAGGCTCAGATGGGCAGCGATATGCCCGAGAGCGGCGAAGGCGAACCGGCATCGCCCGAAGAGCAAGCGATCTATGACCAGTTCGTGCGGACGGTCATGGGCGTGATCTATCCCGAGGGGCCGGAGCAGGTGTCGCCCGCGATCATGCAGAACCTGCAGGGCCAGTTCGACGAGCGCGCGCAGGCGATGTTCGCCGAAGCGGTACCACCGGTGCAGCCGACGCCGACCGATTCGATGGCGCAGACCGCCGTGCTGCTGACGCTGGCGGTCGAAAGCGCGATCGAGCGTGCCGGGCAGGAAATCCCCGACGAGGTGCTGTTCCATGCGGGCACCGAGGTGCTGGAAATGCTGGCCGAGCTGGCCGAGGCAGCGGGCATTGCCGACCTTTCGGAAGACGAGCTCAATGCGGTGACGCTGCGCGCGATGGATCTCTACCGCGTCTCGAGCCCGCGCGTGGATCCGCAGGCGCTGACCGCCGAGTTCGAGCAGATCATCGCCGCCGACCGCGAAGGCAAGATTGACCAGGTTCTGCCCGGTGCGAGCAGCTTCAAGGGGTTCGGCATAGAAGGCGGTGCAGCTGCGCAGCCCGAAATGGAAGAGGACGACTGAGCCATGGGTATCGGCATGATCGTGGGCGGCGCGCTCAAGGGCTATGGCGACGGCATGGCTGAAATGGCCCGGTCGCGCGAGGAAGAGCGGCGCGAAAGGGCGTTGATCAGCTTCCGCAGCGAGAGGCAGAAAGAGCAGACTCAGCAACAGGCAGACTTGCAGGACCGCAACGCTTCTCGCTCCGATAGCCGGGGAGACTTCTATGACTCTCGCCAGGTTGAGCGCCGCACAACGCAGCAGGTCGTGGTCGACAAGGCTCGTACTGCGAACGACATGACGCTTGAGCAAATGCGGCAGAAGAACGCAGAAGCTCTCGCTCGCCTCAACAGCAGTCTGAACATCACAGAGGCGCAGCAGGCCTCGGCTCTTCGGATCAACGAAGATGCGGTCAAGGCCAACACCTATATCGACCGGTTCGAGACTGATGATCAGGGCAACTTGGTTGGCATCACAGCGACCGGCAAGACGATCCGGCCCGGTGTGCGTCCAATGCCTGACGCTCCCAAGGGCAACAGCAGCAGCCTGTTGACTGCGCCAACAGCGCCAGCACCCGCTAGGAACGTCCAGCAAACCAGTATGCCAAACATCAAAAAAGGTGACGTGATGGACGGTTATCGGTTCAATGGCGGTAATGCCGCTGATCCTAAAAGTTGGACCAAGGTAAACTGACGTGGCCGGACCATGGGAGAAGTTTCAGAATCAGCCGTCCGCGCCTGCCGCACAGAAGCCTTGGGAACGATTTGCCCAACCTGCTGAACGGCCAGATACTGCCCCGCGCCGCGCTCCGGTCGAGGTACAGCAGCAGCCCGCCGAGGAAGAAGGCGGCTGGGGCAGTGCGCTCGCCGGCATCGCCGCCAAGGCGATCGACAAGCTGCCTGCCGGGCTCAAGGCCGGTGTGGTTGCGACTGGTCTACTTGGTGAGCGTGCAGCCTCCGGCGCGGCCGCGCGCGATGCGGCGCAAGATGATGGCTTCATCGATCGCTCGGGCAGCATGCTCGAACGCGGCTGGCAGAACACGGCAGGCGGCCTGCTGCGCTCGGCTGGCACCATTGCGCCTGGCGGCATCGGCATGGCGCTTCGCCAGTCGGCCAAAACGATCGAGAGCGCAGCTGCTGCGCCGATTGCGGGCGAGAAGACCTGGGACGATCTGAAAGCCAACCCGACCATTGCCGGGTTCGGGCAGTATGTCGTCGAGCAGGGACTCACCTCGCTGCCCGAAATGGCGCTGCTGGCAACACCCGGCGGCCTTGCCGTGTCGGCGACGGGACGCGCGGGCGGGATTGCTCAGGATCGCGCGGAGAATGATGGCCGCGAAGATGCGAACCTAAGCGATCTGGCCATTGGCGGTGCTGCTGGTGGTGCATCAGCGCTGCTGGACAAGTTTGGCCTGGACACGATCTTCAAGGCACCGGGCGCAAATTTCGCAACGCGCATCGGTCGCGCAGCCGGATTCGAGGCCGGAACCGAAGCGCTGCAAGGCGTGATCGAAGGCGTCGGCGGTTCGGCCGGAACGCAGGCCGGTGTTGACTGGCGGCAGATCGCCGATGACGCAGCAGCTGGCGCGGCGGCGGGCGCCGGGATCGGCGGCGGCATCCGCACCGGCATTGAGATCAGCAGCGGAATCGGCAAGCGCCTGACTGCCAAGAGCAAGCGCGAGCAGCTGGCCGACGGTGATGTGTCGCCCCTGTCCGAGGGCGATCTTGCGAGCCCTATCCCCAATGATGTGCTGGCCTACGGCAAGGGCAAAATCGCAGAAGCCGAAGCCGAGAGCATTGAGGCCGCTGTTCTGCAAAAGGCGGGCATGCCCGGTATCGGCGCTGACGTTGCCTATGAGATCCCGGGCAAGCCTCCGCTGACCGGTAAGGTCGAAGGCGCGTTCAGCGAAATGCTGGACGGCGAGCGGGTGGCGGGAATCATCATCCGCACCGCTGACGGCAAGCTGCTGCGTGAGAATTTCGACGATATCGCCGATGCTGGCGCAGTCGTGCGCCCGATGTCGCCGGCTGATTTCGAGGCCGCCGCGAACGCGATCGATGCGCAGCTGGCAGCGCAGGCCAACGCGCCGACCCAGATTGCCGCATCGGCTCCGACCATGCAGCCGCCGGTGTTGCAGCAAGGCCAGGTGTCCGTGCCCTCGTCCAGAGGTGCACGGTTCGACATGGATCGGTATCTGGCGCGCAATGCCCAGATTGAGAGCAGCAACAACCCCTATGCCAAGGCCAAGACGTCGTCGGCGAGCGGCCTGTTCCAGTTCACCAAGGCGACGTGGATTGCCGAGGGCGGCCAGTGGGGCAATGATCCGAACAAGCCGTTCGGCGGCCTGAAACCGTCGGTCGAGGAACAGCGTGCCCGTGCACGCAGCTTGACCGAGAAGAATGCCGCAGCCGTCCGCTCTGTCGGTGCACCGCTGACCGATGGCAACCTGTATCTGGCCCATTTCCTCGGACAAGGCGGCGCAAAGTCGGTGCTGCGCGCGCCTCCGAACACGCCGGTATCGGAAGTGCTTTCGGCCGACCAGATCAACGCGAACCCCTCGATCCTCAAGGGCAAGACCGTCGGCGATGTGATTGCCTGGGCCGCGCAGAAGATGGGCCAGCCGGTTGCTGGTGGAGCAATGGCCGGCGGTGCCGCTGTGCCCGGCGCTGCGGCTGGGACCGAATATGCAGATGTCGATTTCGGCACTGCGCGCCGCGCGCCGGTCGCCCCGATCGAGATCCGCACCGAAGAGCGCGACGAGGTCATCACCACCGCGCGCGACCGCGACGTGAAGGTGCGTTATGGCGTCGTCGAAGCGCGCGATCTGGTCGCCTCGAACACCCCTGACGGCCGCGTGAACCCTGCCTATCCGGCGGAAATGCAGCCGCGCGACCGGACCCGCGCGTCTAGCCAGATGCAGATCCAGCAGATTTCGTCAAAGTTGCGTCCGTACTGGCTGGGCCGAACCTTCCGCCCCGATGACGGCGCGCCGGTGATCTCGCCCGAAGGCGTCGTCGAATCGGGCAACGGCCGCACGATCGCAATTCAGCAGGTCTATCAGCAGGGCGGCCCCCAGGCCGACGCCTATCGCCGGTTCGTGGAAACCCAGGGCATCGACACCACCGGTATGGAACAGCCGGTGCTGGTGCGGCTGCGCACCGAGCCCATGGATGCCGAACAGGCGCGCGGCTTTGCGCGTGAGGCAAACATGGCAACCTCGCTCGGCATGGCCCCGACCGAGCAGGCCTTTGCCGATACCGATGCGCTGCCCGACGCCATCATGAACCTGTACCAGGGTGGTGACGTCGACGCCGCGGCTAATCGCGATTTCGTGCGCCGGTACATGGACACGGTGATGAGCCCGACAGAGGCGGCCAACCTGCGCCGCGCCGACGGCTCGCCCAACCCGCGCGCCTTTGCCCGCATCCGTAACGCCATGCTGGCCCGCGCCTATGACAATCCGCGCCTCGTCGAGAACCTGTCGGAGAGCAACGATTCGAACATCGTGGCGATCGGCGGCGCGCTGACCGATATTGCCGGTGCCTGGTCGAAGATCCGGCAGGAAATAGCCTCCGGCCAGATCCCGCCGGAATACGACATCACGGCCAATATCAACGAAGCGATCGAAATGATCGAGCGGTCGCGGCGCGAAGGCCGCCCGCTGGTTGACATGGTCAATCAGCGGCAGATGTTCACTGGCGAGACAACGGACCCGGTGACGGAGGCAGTTCTGCGCCTCATGTTCAACCGCCCTGACTTCACCAAACCGGCGGGCAGGAAGCGCGTTCGTGAGCGACTGGAATCCTATCTGCGGGATGTGTCTGGCCAGCGTCTTGATCAGGGCAATCTCTTGGGCGAACCTGCCGCACCTGATGTGGCTGGCGCTGTCCGTGCAGCCCGTGGTATGGAGGGGTATGAAGACGCAGCCACCCTCGCCCAAACAGCCCCAGTCGCAGCAACCGAACCAGCCCCCGCTGAACCCGGCGCTCCAAGCGCTGGGCCGCGTCCACCGGCAAATAGCGAACAAGACGCCCGACCCGGTCGAGAAGGCGTACCGCCGCAGCGTGGCGAGCAAGCTGGGAGCGTAACTCCCGAGGCAACAGTCAAGCCAGACTTGACCGTTGAACAAGCTGCCCCGGATGCACGAAAGCCGGAAAATCTTAAAGCGCCCTCGATCGCGGGCCAGAAGATCGATGACGAATGGACCGCGTTCGCGCCGTCGTCCGGCACCTTGGGCATTCCTCGCGCCGACATGCCGCAGGTCAAGGCAGAGCATCGCGGCGCGCTGGTCAACTTCCTGAATGCGCGGGGGATTGAGCATCAGGAACAGGAGATCGACCCTGCCAGCCTGAAACCCACCCAAGCCGAGTTCTCGCCCGCCAAGGTGGAGAGGGCCAAGGATTACGAGGGCGGCAATCGCGCTATCCTCGTCTCGTCAGATGATCATGTTCTTGATGGACATCACCAGTGGATGGCCGCGCGCGACCAGGGCGAGCAGATCCGCGTCATTCGCCTTGACGCGCCGATCGCGCGGCTGCTCGAGGTTGTGCCGGAAATGCCGAGCGCGACCACGGCCGAGGGGGCGACAGAGCCTGCACAGCCCGATATGCTTGGTGGCCCGACCGCCGACGAGCGCCGCCAGGCGCTGGAACGGCGCGGCGATGCACCGATGCGCGGTCGTGGTGAACAGCGCCCCGCTGGCAGCGATGGCGGCCTGTTCGATACCGCAGCGCCGCAGCAGACCGATTTACTCGACGCGGCTGCGCCAGCGCAGGAAGCCGCACCCGCACCCGCTGCCGATGTCACCCCGATTGCAGACCAGGTGCCCGATGCCGAACGGGAAGCGCGCAACCGCAGGCTGCTGGATCAAGCCGTGCCCGCCACCGATGCGCAGGGCTTCCGGATCTCGTCGGAAAACAGCCCCGGTGTCGTTCGGCTGGTGATGACGCCCGAGCTTGCGCGCCGCGAGGCGCTCAGCATCGCGCAGTCGCAAGGCGTGTTCGATCAGCAGTTCGACGCAATCATGGCGTACAAGGGCGGGAATGCCTCTTTCGGCCCGGTGCGCATCGAGGCCGGTCAGATGGAGAACCTGACGGGCGTTACCCCCGCTGATGGCGAGCCTGCCGCCGATGCACCCGATGAAGCCGCGCAGGAAGCTGGCGGCGAGACAGAGGGCGGCACCCAGCGCCAACCCCGCCGCCCCCGTGGTCGCAGGCAGCAGGGCGCTGCGCAGCCAATCGAGGACGCTGGCGAGAAGATTGGCGGTGCCCGCAAGGACCAGTGGGCCGAACGCGGTCTATCGGTCACTGACCTCGACGGCATGTCCGAAGGTGAGGCATTCCAGTACGTCACCAAGGATCAGGTCTGGCCGAAGCCCGACTATGCCAAGATGGTCGAAGAAGGCGTTGATCCGGTTGCGGTCGCAATGCTCAAGCTGATGCGCGACCGATTGGCCGCAAAGCCGCGCACCGATAGCGCCGACGGTCGCCGCGCCTATGTCGAGATGATGGGGCTGTTGCGCGAGGAGTTCGGCAAGGTCAAGAAGCCCGACGACATGAGCGCTGCGCGTGATCGCGTGGTGCACGATCGCATCGGCTGGCCGCGCGGATATGGCCTGTCCTCGACCGTGACGCCGGAAATGCGCGCGATGCTGTTCTCGGTCTATAAGAGCAAGCGCGAGCCTTTCGTGGCGGCGAATGACAGGCTCAAGGCTCGCAAGATGGTCGACAACGGCTTTCCTGCCCCACAGGCACCCTGGGCGAGCCGGTTCGAGGTGCTGACCCGCAAAACCGGTGAATGGGCCGTCTATCGTCGCGGTGGCTATCGCGCCGAAGCAGGCCCCTTCCCGACACTTGCCGAGGCCGAAGCCGCAGCGGCGCAGATGTACACCGATCTGCGTGCCTCCAAGAAGGATGAGAAGGGCGACCCGATCCGTCCCTATCTCGACGTGATCGAGCGCGTCGGTGCCGATGTGCGCGCGGGCCGCGATATCGATAGCCAGGACTTCATCGACGGGTTCGGATTCCGGGGTGTCGAGTTCGGCAACTGGCTGGCGGGCGATGAGCGCCAACGGTCGGTCAACCTCGCTTTCGAGGCCCTGCACGATCTCGCTGCTGTCCTGAAAATCCCGCCCGAAGCGCTCAGCCTTGGGGGCAAGCTGGGGCTGGCGTTCGGCGCGCGCGGCAAGGGCCGTGCTGCCGCCCACTATGAGCCGGGCAAACTGGTCATCAACCTGAGCAAGATGTCCGGCGCTGGCTCACTAGCGCACGAATGGGGCCATGCGCTGGACCATTATTTTGGCGAACTGGATCGGGGGGAAACCAGTCGCGGCGAGCCGCGCGGTGCGTCCGGCTGGTACCGGCAGACCGATAGCCGCATCCGCGATCTCGCCAACCTGCGGCCGGAAATGGCGCAGGCGTTCGACAAGCTGATCAAGGCGCTGTTCAAGCAGGACTGGACGCGCGCGGTTGCGGTGCGCGAGATGGAACTCCGCCTCGAACGACTGCGCGCGCGCCGCGAGCAGGCAGGTCCGACCGAGCGGGACATGATCAAGATGCTCGATGGGGCTATCGAAGCCACCGCGCGCGACCTTGCGCTTTCCCGCGACGAGACGAAGCCTCTTCCCGTCGTTCGCCAGATCGACACGTCGTTCTTCCAGAACGCGAAGCGCCTGTCCGGCAAATCCGGTGCCAGCGGATACTGGGCGCGGCCCACCGAAATGTTCGCGCGCGCGTTCGAGGCTTATGTATTCGACCAGGTCAAATCGCAGGGCGAGCGCAGCGACTATCTGGTGCAGGGCGTAGAGCCTGACCGCTATGCAGGCGAGCAGTACAAGGGCAATCCCTACCCTGCCGGCGAAGAGCGGGATGCGATCAATCAGGCCTTCGCCGAACTGTTCGAGCAGATGGAGGTGCGTGAAGGCGCGCGCGGCCCTGAACTATTCTCGATCGAAGATGGTGAGGTCAGCCCTATTGAGCCGCTGGTGGAACTGGCGGCGAGCGACGTCGGAGCCGATGCCGGCGCTGACATTGCCGACGTGCGATCGGCGGCCAAGAACTGGTACCGCGCCAACCTGCTGAGCAAGTCGGCCAAGACCCTCAACGGCTGGTCCGTGTCGTTCAATCTGCGGGGCATGAAGAAGACGTTGCGCGGCGGCGAATATCTGCTGCGCGCGGTTCCTGCCATCCGGCAGATCATCGAACAGGGAAGCCTTGTCGAGACGCGCCCGGGCGACCAGACCGGCACCAAGGCGATGCACCTCTTCGCCAGTGATGTCTCGATCGATGGCGATGTGCGTCGGGTCGGCGTGTTCGTGCGCGAGACGCCGGAAGGGCGCTACCAGTACAGCCTGAATCAGTTGGAGGGCAAGGGCCCGGCGGAAACCGGAAGGGATAATGCCAAGGCATCCATCGCACCTGCATCGGAAGGCACCCTTGCTGATCTCAATCTATTCTTTCTCGACGAAAATAGCAATGCCGCGCCGGTGGGGCCGGGCGCGCCGGCAGAGCCTGCGAACGAAACCGGGATCGATCCAGCTAAGGTCGAGCAATTCCATGCCGATCTCGCGGCGCAGCTGCAGCAGTTGGGGTTGAGCGACAAACTGACCCTGTCGGTAGTTGATCGCATCGCGGCCAATCCGAAGGCTGCTGGGTCGTATCAGGACGGCCTGATCCGTGTGGCGCTGGCGAGCACGCAGGATCCGGCGTTCACGCTCAACCACGAGGCCATCCACGCACTGCGTGGGCTGGGCCTGTTTAACGATATGGAATGGGCGACCCTGTCGCGCCGGGCTCGCGATGACGGCGCGCTTATGGCGTCGATCAAGCGCCGCTATCCTGATCTGGATGCAGATGCGCAGATCGAGGAGGCGGTCGCGGATATGTACGCCCGCTGGGCAACTGGACAGGTCGAGGCCAAAGGCTTCGTGCGTGCGGCCTTCGAGCGTCTGCGCAGTTTCATCGAGGCCGTCAGGAACGCTCTGCGCGGCATGGGCTTCCAGTCTGCCACTGACATCATGCGCGCGGTCGAGCGCGGCGATGTCGGGCGGCGTGAGGGCCGCGCGGTGACTGGTGATGTCGCGCGCTATGCGGTGCCTGCTGAGCAGGCCCCCGCGCAAAGCCTGTTCTTCCGGTCTGAGATCACCAACTCCCCTGCATTCCGCCGCTGGTTCGGCGATAGCAAGGTCACCTTCAACGACGGCCAAACCCCGCTCGTGATGTTCCACGGCACCAGCGCAAGCCAGGACGGTGAAGCGTTCACCATGTTCGACACCTATGCCTCCAACTATGGCCTGATGGGCATGGGAGGCTATTTCACCGCCGATCCAGGGGTCGCGAGCAGCTACACCTCGAAGGGCCGTGGTGACACACCAACGGTCTACCCTGTCTACCTCTCGATCAAGAACCCTATCGACATGGATGCCGTTGCGGACCCTGAGCAGTGGATGAACGAGTTCGAGGGCGTCGAGGAATTTCACGAGGGCGGCGATACCAATGAAAGCTGGTACCGCGCCGCCGAGGCGATGATCTCCTACGATGGATATTCGCGTTGGGAAGGCGCGGAAGTGATGCAGAATGGCCTCATCGCCATGGGCTATGATGGGATCACTCATATCGGCGGCGGCCGCATCAAATCGGACAGTGTCCGGCACCGCGTGTTCATCGCCTTTGATCCGCAGCAGATCAAATCCGCCATTGGCAACGTGGGCACCTTCGACCCGGAGAATGTCGATATCCGCTTCTCCGTGCCCGACGAAGCCCCCATGGAGCGCCAGCGCGGGCCGTTCGCCCTGTTCGGTGGTCGTGAGGGTGCCGTGACCGCCATGGTCGACGCTTTGCGCTCTCAGGGGCCGCTGGGCGGCGCAGATCCGACATGGAAGGGCAAGGTAGCTGAAGCGTGGGAAGTATTCCGCACCCGAACGCAAGACCGTTATCTGCCCCTCAAAAAGGCGCAGCGCATCATAGAGCGCTCTTTCGGCAAACCACTGGCAGACGAAATGGACGTTTATCGCGGCGAAGAGCTTATGCACGGGCGTATCGCCGAGCGCGTAGATCGCCTGCATGAAGAGATGGTGCGACCGCTATTCGATACGATGGCAGAAGAGGACGTGACGATAGAGGCGCTGGAAAGCTATCTCTATGCCCGCCATGCGCCCGAGCGCAACGCGCAGATAGCCAAGATCAACCCTGATATGGAGGGGGCCGGCTCTGGCATGACCGATACCCAGGCCGCTGCGATCATGGCCCGCATCGAGCGTGATGGCAAAACCCCAGCCATGGAGCGACTGGCCGCGCGCGTTGATGCTATTCGCGAGGCCACTCTGGATGCGCAGGCCGAATATGGACTGATCAGCCGCGAGCGCGCCGCTGAAATGCGTGCCACGTACAAGCACTATGTCCCGCTGCGCGGTTTCAAAGAGGTCGACGACGCCGATCCTGCGGCCGCAACGCGGATCAACCGTAGCGGTGGCGGCATCAATGTGCGCGGACCAGAAGGCAAGCGCGCGTTTGGTCGGCGCAGCGAGGCTGACAGCCCACTGGCGTACCTGCTCTTGCAGGCGGAGGGCGCGATCGTGCGCGGTGAAACCAATCGTGTGGCGCAAGAGTTCGTTCGCTTGGCCGAATCCACGCCTAACCCGGACTTCTGGGAAGTCCAGAAGGTCACCACTGGCCGTCGCATCAATCCAGAAACCGGCCTGGTCGAGAGTTACGTGAACACCTTGCTGACCCAAGCAGATGCCCCTTACACGGTGTCGGCGAAAATTGACGGCAAGGAGCGCAGGGTTACGCTCAATCGCGACAACCCGGCGGCGCTGCGCCTGGCAGACGCAATGCGGCGGCTGACCGAGTCTCAGATTGACCCGATTACCAAGTATCTCGGCTTCGTGAATCGCTGGCTTTCTGCGGTGAACACGCGGTTCAGCCCCGAATTTGTGATCCCAAATTTGTTCCGCGACCTTCAGAGCGCGGCGGTCAACATGCAGGATGTCGATGTGCCGGGCCTATCTACCGCTACGGCCAAGCACTACGCAGGTGCGCTCAAGGCATCAATGCAAGGCGCGTTCGGCAAGGGCGATGGCGATTGGCGAAGGTGGTACGACGAGTTCGCTTTGGCTGGTGCCAAAACCGCCTATGCGCAGATGACCGACGTGGCGCAAATCAAGAGCGGTATCGAGAAGGACTTTGCCCTTGCGGCATCCCGCGCCGGAAAGGACAAAAGCAGCCTATTGAAGCTGAAGCGTGGCGGCAAAGCCGTGATCGACCTGGTCGAAAATCTTAACGACGGGGTCGAAAATGGTGTCAGGCTGGCCGCGTACCGCGCTGCCCGCGAAGCTGGACTCTCCGAAAAAAAAGCGGCCTCGATCGCTAAGAACCTGACGGTCAACTTCAACCGGCGCGGCCAGATGGGGCCACTAATGAACGCGGCCTATCTATTTTACAACGCCTCCGTTCAAGGCAACGTCCGTCTGATGCAGGCTATCTATCACAGCAAGAAGGCGCGCGGCATTGTCGCTGGCATCGTGGTGTCCGGTCTGATGATGGAAATGCTCAACGTGATGTTGTCTGCCGACGACGATGACGGCGAGAGTTTTTACGACAAGATCCCCGCGTTTGAAAAAGAGCGCAATATCATCATCATGCTGCCGGACGGGAAGGATTACGTCAAAATCCCGCTTGCTTATGGGCTCAACGCATTCTGGTCTATTGGGCGCACCGCTGGCGAGATCGGCCGGCGCGGTGGCGACCGCTGGCAGGAAAGCGCCGCCAACCTGGCAGCAACGATCATTGGTGCATTCAATCCGATCGGGTTCAGCTTCGAAGGGCGAGGCGTTTTCGAGTCTGCCGTCAGCCTCCTCATGCCAACTGCGTTTGACCCCATTGTAGACCTGTCGCAGAACAAGGATTTCATGGGCAAACCGATCCGTCCCGAAGAGAAGTTCGGACCACAGGACCCCGAGTTCCGCCGCTATTTTAAGGGGGTCGGGGAAAACTGGAAGGCGCTGACCGACGGCCTCAACGATCTGACCGGCGGGAACAAGGTTGAGGCGGGCGCCATCAGCGTCAGTCCTGAGGTGCTGGAATATCTGGCAAACACCGTGTTTGGTGCAGCTGGTGGATTCTTCGACCGCCTCGCCTCGATCCCTGCAAAGGTCGCGACTGGCGAAATCACAGCCAACGATGTGCCGTTGGCCCGCAAGGTCACCGGGGAGAAGTCGCCGTATCAGGATCGTGCGACATTCTATGAGCGCCTTGGTGAGGTTGAGGCTGCGGTAAAGCGCGGCAACGATCTGGTCGAAGCCGAAATGACACCGGAACTGGAACGTTTTGTCGAGGACAACAGGCGCGTTCTGACCTTGGAGGCGGTCACCAAAGAGGCACGCAAGATCACGAGGCAGATTTCCAAGGACCGCCGCCTCAACGATGGAATGCTCGAAAAGGGCACGATTGACGGGGCCGCGCACGAGGTCAACGTCAAGAAGCTCGATGAGATCGAGGCTGCGGTGGTACTGAATTACAACCGGCAGTGGGTTGCGACGGTCTACAAGGGGGAACAGGCGGCCACCCAGTAAGGTGACCGCCTGCCGGTTGGTGGGTTGTGAGCCTGCCGGGCCATACCGCGACTCGCCTCTCCGCGCCTGGCCATGCCATGCCTGCCCTGCCGGACCAAGCCACGACTTGCCTCACCATGCCTTGCCTGCCATGTTTCACCCGTTGGCCGGGCCGAGCCTGATCGACAATCAGCTCGCTGCAGCGTTGTCGCTGTCAGTGCCTTCCCTGTAGAGGTCAATCTGCGCGAAAACCTGCGCGAGTTCAACCATCTCGCTGTACCGCCGCCGCCACGACTGCAGCTCGGCGAGCGCCCGCTCTAGCACCTGCTGCCGCAAATCAGGGTCAGCCAGGGCATGGGCGGTTGAGGTATACGAGTGGTCGGTATCTCGCACGACCGACACGAATGCCCTCACCGGCGGCGCATCCGGGGCCTTGCCGATCTGCACAACCAACGAACGGATGACGTAGCGCGCCTGGTCGATACGATAGGCCTCTGCCGCCACAGCATCATCCCATTCGAACACTGGGTGCAGCGGTGCGGTCGGCTCGCGCGAAGCTGCAACGAGGTCGTGCGGTTCAAGTCGGCCATTCTGGCGCGTGCGGATGCGCTCGATTTCCTCGCCTGCCGCCTGCGCATCGACCGGCACTCGTGCCATTTCTTTCCACTGATAGATCATGCCTCACATTCCCCGGCCACATGGAAGCGGCCATACGAACCGTTGCGCTCTGGCCGCCATTCGCCGATTCCGATGGCAAAGCCAGCGGTGTTGAGCAGATTGGCGATCTGCTCGGCGCTGATGGCGTTCGCATTGAACTTGACCGTCAGGGGTATGCGCCAGATACGGAACTCGGGGCGGTACCGTATATCTGCCGTGCCCATCCCGACCCTCACCATGTCTTCGCGTGGGCTGGGCGTACCGATCACTGGCAGCATTTCTGCGTCAATGTGGAACGCGCCGCGCGCCGCGGTCATCTTCATGTCGACGAAGCGGCAGGCCCCGACCATAGCCGCCTTGACGCCAATGGCGGGAAAGCCATGCTGACCATCCGGCGTCCAGTAGAAGCATGCCCGATAATCTGCCTCCGGATCCTTCGGCTGCTTGCCGCCTGAGGCTTTCTTCATCTGCTTGTCGAGCATCTGGCGCTTGGCCTTCTCGCTCCACGCATGGACGATAAGCGGGGAATCGCCGATCAACGTCAGGGCGATCGTGCGGACGTCGAGCGCGGGCAGCTGAATTGCAGTTGCCGTCGTCATGCCACCATCTCCCCTTGCCGCTCGCCAGCCAACGCCTCGCTGAGCTTTGCCAGACCCTTGGGGGTGACGCGCACCTGTTCGCGGACGCGGTCGTAGCCATCAGGGCCAGCGACCGACGTGACCTTATGCTCGAGCAGGCCCGCCTGGGTCTTGCTGCTGTAGCCCAGCCAACTGGTGCCGTGACGGCGGTAGATCCAGTGATGCCGCTGCAACCAGTCGAAGAGCTTGCGCGGCGGCATCTGCAGGGCCTTGGCCGCATCCGTGATGCAGAGACTACCCTCGGCAGTAGCGATGCGGTCCAGAGCCTGCACCTTGGGAGCCATGGCGTCGATCTGCGCCTGCTGCTCGATGACGCGCTCGGTATAGGTCAGCAGCAGCCCGCGCATGGCGACCGGGTCGTTGAGCGCCTTCATGGGGTCAGCACTGCCATAGCCGCCGGTCTTGCGGATCGAAGGGATAACCTCGGCAGTGATCCACTTCTTGAACTGCTTGGCCTGCGGCTTCCGGCTGACCAGCACCAGCGACCAAAGGCCGGACTCGTTGATGATGGTGAACGCCTGAGCTCCGTGCCCTGCCCGACCCTCATTATTAGTGAGGGTCGATTTTTCGTCGTCATCAAGGCGGGTTGCGGCCTGAGAAGGGTTGCCGATTTCCAGCACCCGGCACACATCGGCCAGCACGAACCAAGGATCGCCGTCGCGCTCAACAACGCGCAGAGGCAGATCATCGAAGTGGAATGCGGTCAGGTCGCTCACTGCGAAGCCCTCCCCACCAGCAGGTCGAGGTCGCGGGCGATGAACGCAATGTTCTCCACTTCGACCAGGCCGGTTTCAGCATCGCGCATGATAGCGGCAAGTTTCATGCGAACGTCGTCGATATGTCTCGCGGGCGATCTGAGCGCGGCTTCGAACGACACGATGGATGCGTCGATCAAAATGTCGGACGCCTCATCGTCCTGAGACACGGCGGCCATGGCCAAAAGAGAGTCGTGAAAAGCGAGCGCAGTTGTGGTAGCGGCGTCAGCAGCCATCTTCGTTCTCCTTAGGAACGGGGTTGGTCAGGGCGGTAATGGAGGTGCGAACTCCCTTGCCGCCCGACATTTATGGGCCTATAAATGATGCATGTCAATTGATGGACCCAAAAATAAGGTTGGTCGCCCGAGAGTGGATAGCGAGCCGGTAAAGGTTCGTATGGAGCGGTCCCTTATCGAAGCAATCGACCACTGGCGAGAATTGGAAGATCCAGCAATGTCGCGCCCTGAGGCAATGCGCCGATTGGTTGAATATGCGTTGAAGGTGGCAGGGGCTTCCGACGATCAGTGAGTCGTGATACGACAAAGGGATGTTGAAGCGCGCAGCGATAGCTCTCTCGATTGTTTTCGTGACCGGATGCCAAGAAAGTTTGGTGGTTGAGCCCGACTGGCGCTTGGTGAGTGAAACCAGTGATGGCGGTAGGTTTTGCGTAGATCGAAATTCCGTAAATTCTGGATTTATGGCCGGTCATAAAGCATGGACGAGGATGATCACGCCTGCATCTTCAGAAGATCCTCCGCGCTCTGCCGAGGAAATTACTGCGTACGCGGAGTACAGCTGTTCCGATCGTACCGCGACTACCATTTCTTGGATTCGTGACATCGGTGGGCACAGGACTTCGGAAACACCTGAGCCAGACCAGCAAGTTCCCGAACCACTGCCGCCCGACTCTATCGGTGCGATCTTGCTACAAAAGATTTGCAGCGGTTCCGTGCAAGAATTAAAGCCGTGTGATCCCTCAGAAGGGCCTTGGGGCAAGTTTCAGCAGGATGGGAAGGAATAGACCATGCGCCGCATCACCGCCCTCACTCTGACGCTCGCTGCGGTGCTGCCTGCGCCGGCTCACGCTGAGAGCCTTCGTGATCTCGTCCGCGAGCAAAGGATTCAGACCTACACGGCCAGTCGCAAGGGTCAGGACGTTTATGAAACTCGTGACGGGTATTTGGTTCTGACGCGCTACTGCTACGAGTACGTCTATTACGCTGACGTGTTTTTTAGTGGCGGAAAAATCTACTTCGTCGACAGCGGCAATTCGTGCCAGGTTGAAAAGATCTACCGCGACCGCTGATTTCGCCCACGCTGGCGACCGGCGGCTATTACCGCAGCGGTGGCTCTGGCGTTTCTGGCAGCGGGGGCGGCGCAAGCATGGCTCCGATCTCGCCAAACACCTGAAATGCCCGCAGCCTATTGTGAATTTCCGGACTGTCCGCCAGATCGGCCGGAATGACGAACACAGGCAGAGGCCGGAGCGATTCGAGCGCGACGAGCTTGCGCCATAGCGGTTCGGCCCTTCGCTGCGCATCCTCGTAGATTGCCCGGATCTGCTCGCGCAGCTGGGTTTCGAGATCCATCACCCTTCCCCACCCTTGCCCATATCCGCGCTACCCATGGCGGCGATGGCTGCGCGGGCAATGCGTTCTGCTTCGGCTTCGTATTTCTCGATCCTGCCGGCCATTGTGTCCCGGAAAGCGTTGTAGTCGGCTGTGACCCCGTTATACTGCTCCCTCTTCCAAAGCTCCTGCATCACGACAAGCCTCACCCTCTCCACCACATCCTCGGCCACAGCAGGGCGGGCGGCGATGCGAGCATTGATGGCTGCGGCAAAATTGTCAGCGGCCTCGCGGTAATCAAAGTCAGCGCAGAAGCCGTCAATCTCGATCCGATAGAACGGCTCGCCCGGCTCGGTGCAAAAGTCGCCAGTCACCGTTTCGATCTCTCGCACCATCACGTAATTGCTAGCAGGGCGGGCGGATAGGGCTGAGATGCGGTGGCGGGCGAAGGCTTCCGCAAGCGTCCCGCCAACATTCCGAGCACGCAAGGCAAGGGCGCGTTCCCCCCGTGCTTCGAGATAATCCGCCGCCGCATCCCTGTCGATCTGTTCAATCTGCATTGCTCTGCTCCTGTAGGATGGCGGCAATAAGCGCCTCGGGGGTGTATTCTTCGCCAAGCACCCCAATCGTGGCCCACATTTCAGTTAGCCACTGGTCAGGATCAGCAATGCCCTCGATCTGGCAGATCCCTTCGCCCGCTGCCCAATCAGCGAGTTGGACCAGATATCCGATCACGTTGGGCAAGGCCGCGATCTCCGCTGTCTTATCCATGCTGTGCCTCCCATGCGGTGAGGGCTGCGTCACATCGCGTCTCGATGTTGAACAGTAGGCCCGCCAAGCTGGCTGATGACGTATCGCCTGTCACTTCCGGGCAAAGTTCCCGGATCGCTTTTAAGACCTCCACCAGCGCGGATGCGTCTGGCTGTGGGGTGGCTTCGATGTTGTCCAGAAGTTCCGCCCAACTCTCAGCCATTTCTTCCACTGTGCAGCACCAAGGACCGGACATTTTGGCAAGTTGCTCATAGGTGGGGTGTTCGGGAACAAGCATCATCCGCACGGCTTCTGGCTTATCGTTCATCGCTCTTTCCTTTCGGTTCATCTGCGTTGGCAAGCTCAAGCAGCACGTCGGCATGGCAGTCCTTGCCAGCGCACCAGCAAGCCAGGTTCTTGCCCCGCAACGGCTCAAGGTCGTCGGGATAGCCGCAGGCAGCGCGCATCTCTGGATCGGAAAGCATCTGCCGAAAGAAGCCAACGCATCCTTCAAGATCGAGCGCAGCCCGGCCCATAGGACCGCCACCAATCACGAACGGGTTGCCCCATTTAGTCGTGCG